TCAGCCGGTTTTTTTGAGAGTGGGCTCACTCTCGCGGGCGTCCTGCCACGCCTTGATGTCGGATACGCGCCACCTGGTACAGTTCTCGCCCAGCTTCACCGGACGCGGGAATTTCCCCTCGTCCATCCAGCGATAGAGGGTAGACGTCGCAACCTTCATGATGGACGTGATCTCTCTGAGGGTGAGATAGCTGTCGAGCGATACGAGATTTGTGGGATTGTCGGACATTCGCAACTCCAAATAGAGTGAAGGAAGCCGGCGCTTGGCCGGTTTCTGTCCGCTTGGGAAAGTATGCGACGGTACGGGAATAAATGTCAACCAATCTCTCTCTAGCGCCAGCTAAAATAAGTCTGGTTTAATGGCGTGACTTTGAGCTAGAGATGATGAGATAATCTACTCTAGGTAGATCGTGAACAACCCAATTTGGCTATGAGCGTATATCTTCAAATAGCAGAGCATGTTCTGTCCCAGCAGCGCCGCCCAATGTCGCCGCGGGCGATATTGCGCCTTGCCTACGCCCTCGACCTAGTTCCCCACGAACTTCACGGAAAGACACAGCATAAGACACTCCAAGCAAGGCTAAGCGAAGATATCATCTACCTGAAGGAGAGAAGCGCTTTCTTTAGGACTAAGCCCGGCACGTTCTTCCTCAGGCGCTTCATCACCGACAACTCGATTCCTGTCGATTACAGGCGAGAAATGAAGGCAAGGCGTCGCTCACGAGACTTGTTGAAAGGTCCCGCGCTTTCAGTTGAGTTGGAGGAATTAAGAAACCTGAACCCAGCGTCTACTTCCTCAGAAGCGAGATCTGCTCTCGAAAAAATACGGAGCAGCAGCTGGTTTCGTTACATAGATCCGAAAAAGCCTCATCCCTCTCAAGCGCTTATTTGGTCATTTGCGTCTGTGATGAGAGACAAGTGCGTGCTGACCTACAGAATAGGTCGCTACCGCGACAATAGAGATAATTTCTCTCTGAAAAGATCGATAGGCTTTTCGTCGCTAGTCGTAGAAGAAAACCGTAGCCTGTTTGACGAACTCACTTTTGGGATTGAGGAAAGCGCTCTCGCAGCCGTAGCTGTAGACCTGAATATACCGTTCTGGAACGCGCAGGCACCAGACGATCACTTTGTCCATTCATTAAAGTTTCTTACCTGCACTGACGACCCGACGCCAAACCTGCTAGCTTTTATTAAGATCAAGGCGCCTTCGTGGTTCGAACCCACCGCGTTTAGACTATCGCTAAATGACCTTCGATGGATGGATCTGTCTGCGCCACCAAACAATATTGAGGATTTTGACCCTTGGTCACAGCTCATTCTGAATGAGCATTTTGCCGTGCTGAGCGCCGATGCTTAAAGCCGTGGGCAGGGTCGATAGCACCGAAGCGATGTTCTTGAAAGCCGAAGTAGAGTCAGGAGATAATGCTCGGGCTAAAAGAGCGTTGCAGATAATCTGTCAATTACATCGCGGGGGGAAGCGCCTACAGCCTGCAGATATCAGGAGAGTTGAGAACTCAATTCTAGGCGCATTATCGTCTGGTAGGTCTGATGAGAAGGTTCGGAGATGGTGTTTAAGTGCCCTGTCACAATTTGGGAGCAAGCAGGCGTGTTGGTCCGCGGTCGAGACAACGATACGAAACTTTCCCGATGAGCCGCAGGTTGTATCATCGGGGATTGCGGCCCTTTATAAGCTAGACCGGAATGCCGCATCTGCGGCTTTGTTGAAAAACTCGTCAATTTCCAGCGAAATCCTCACCTTATCTGCGCTCCAGACGATAGACACTGCAACGCAAGAATTCCCGAAACTGACACTCGACATAAGCAAAGCGGACGAGACTGCCCTAAAGTTGGCGCTAGTGCTGGTTGGACTTAACAGAGCCCCGGAGCTTTTGTTTGACAAGAAATTCGACAATCGAGCGATGGTCAAGGAACTGGGCGGACACCAGGATGCACTGGTCTCTCAGTATTCTGTCTGGGCAGTCTCAGAGAACCCTGTATATAGCACCTCGGACCTTGGCATCGACAGAACAGAAATAATCGCCCAGCCTGATAATGTCCGCCACTATGCTTACCGCCTCTTCGCGGCAGAAAATGATCCCTCGACGGAAAATTTTGAGATGATTGCTGAGGGTCGGCACGACGACATCAACGAAGTTCGCCTTGGAACCGCTATGGGCCTCCGCGAGACATATTATGAGGGATTACAAGACCTCACGATTCCGTGGTTCTATGATGAAGCGGACAACGACGTTCGAGCCCATCTGCTGGACCATCTCGTAAGGCACTCCGAGAAGCAGGAGCTCTACGAGACACATGCTATAGATCTCTTCGAGTATTTTGCTTCTGATGAAGGGATGAGAAACAGAATGATGGCGGCCGCAGCAGGCAAGAAAATATCAACAGCCTTTAAGCGGATCATTCACGACGAGAGCGAAGGCTTATTTGGAAAGAGAGCTGACAAAGTGACTTATGAAACCAACAACCACACTACAATTACCAACAATGGCACGATGAACGGTAACAATTCGCTCGGCGGCGCCGCAAATAATTCTGGGCAGGTGAACGTCCAGAATAACGGTCCAGACATCGAAAAACTGCTTGCCACTCTTCTGGAGGCGAAAACAGCAATAAATATGCTTCAGCTTGAGAGCGATTTGAGAGCTGAGACCCTTGACGCGATCTCCGCCGCTGAGACCGAACCCACGTTTGACAATGTAAGTAAAGCATCTACAGCGCTCAAAAAGGTCGCTGGCGTTATTGGGTCAACTGCAGGGTTCGCGGCCAATATACTCTCGCTAGCAGCAGCTGTGATGAATTACGTTTAGGACTAGGATTTCTCGAAAAGGATATCGACTAAGGCGAAGTCTCGTTCTTCGCCTTTTTCAAGATCCATCGCGTGCAAGAACCATTGTTCTTGCGGGTGCCACTCGCTCGAGCCAAACCACAATTCCATCGGCCTAACAGTTCGCCTCGACGTTTCCCCGCGCCAGTTTTTGTAGCTGAAGGTGATCGCCTTCTTATCGACAGTGGTCACAAGAGTCTCCTTCGTAGACAGAACGGCTCTCCTAACACACGATACACAAAAATCGAATGCAAATTATAACGTGCTCTGACCAGGAGCGGTCAAAATATTCATCGAGCTTCAGCAATTCCCGCCAGCGTCGGCGTTGATGCGATCGAGCTGGCGCAATGCGGAAACCAGGCTATCCGCGGATCCGCTACGGATACCCTTGTCGAACTCGTTGATGTTTCGCTGGGTGGGCTTGCGCTCGGTATCGTCGATGACAGTCGTCACTGTGACGGCGAAGCCACCGCGAGAGTGGGCTTCTGCATGGCTTTAAGTGCGTTCTCCGCCGATACCGCTCGTAAGAGTGCTTCTTGTCGCTGACGCCATACCGTGGTCAGCAAAGGTGGATGTTCCTCCGACGAGATACTGTAACGCCAGAGGAGGGCATCATGCTGTGCCTCGTCGCAAAGTCGGCGGTGTTCGAGCGCCTGCTGCTCGAGCGCTGCAATATGCTTGGTGCTGTCAGCGATGCCACGCTCAAAGCCCAGCTCCTCGGCCACGCGCAGCTGCTCACCGTGGCGGGACTGCTGCGCATAGTACGCCTTCGCTGCTTCGGTAGCTTCATCGTGGATCGCCATCCACGCGTCCTGCAGCTCTTGCTCGGCTTTGCGGAGCGCCACGAGCAGGCTCGTCTCAGCGCCCATTTTGATCTTGCACGCCGGATCCTTGCATTGATCCATGCCGAAATGCAGCTTCGCGGAATGCTCGTCGGTGAACACCTCGTCGCAATGGAAGCAGCGCCATTCCTTCGCTTCCGGTGCAGGGGGGTGGACGCCACGGCAAGGGCAGGGCGTTTCGCCGTCGGCCTGAAGGCCATCAATGCAATACTCGCAATCAGCGGCGGTCGGGATATCGACCTGTGCCAGGCGCGCGAACTTGCGCATACGCTCGCACCAGATCGAATAGTCCTTCGCCGACATAAAGCGGCGGTTATTCCACTCGCATTCTTGGGCAAGAGCCTCAATCTGATCTTCCGTCTCTATGGGCCATGTGCGAGTGGTCATCGCTTGGTCTCCAGTGGGGGTAAGAAGTTTTGCGCCGTGGCGCGCTGAAGGATGGTCTCGCCGGACGGCAACAGTATCTGGCCGAGGAAGGCCCCATCGAATGTGAGAATGCCGGTATCGACTGCGGTGAGCTGGCCTTTGATCCAGTCGCGCAGAACCGACCACACGGCGATCCGTCCGCGCTCGAGCGCAACCTGCTTGTGCTCGTCTTCCGTCTTCTTCATCCGGTTGTTGTACGGGTTCTCGCGGAGCCACGCCGCGGCGTAGCCATGCGCGCTTGCCTCGATCTGCACCAGGCGACCATGATATTCGAACTGGATAATGACCTTGCCAGCGGTGAAGTCTTCCATCGGTGCAAACTTCGAGCAGCCGAAGGTGAGCAGAGTTTTTCGGATCTCGTCAGCGGCGGCTCGACCGGAAGTGGAGTGGGAGTATGGAAGGGTCATTGCTGCATGCCCTTCTGCTCTCGCAATACACTTGGATGGAGGATGTCGCCGTTCATAGCGCGGTATGTGAGCGACCCATTTTCGTGATTGAGCGTGCCGTCGATAAACAGTTCACTGCCGTTAGCTATGAAGCGGTCGGTCTGCTCTGGGTGGGCAGCCAGGACAGAGACTATCTGGCCGGCAAGCTCCATCGCAGGTTCGCCAGCTTGGAACCCGACCGCGGTCGTCACTTCAGCGACACGGCGAACGAAATTGTTTACCGCAGGCGTACCGCTCTCAATCGCCTTGTTCCGTTCAGCATAAGCGTCGGCAAGGATGTCCTCCGCCTCGTAGGCGCGTTCTTTCCATGTGAAGCGGCGCATGACCGTCTTGCAGTTAGGGCAAAGATCAGGTTGATCGTCTCTCACCGACACGCTGCCGTCATGGGCATTGAGCGTCCTCTGGTAGAGGCTGAACTTGCATTTGTCGCAATGCCACTGGCCTGGAACGTATTGCTCCAGCTCCAAGCGTGAAAGTTCGGATAGAGCGACACCAGGCTTCAGCAAGATTTGGTCGAACGTCCACCCAGATGTTGGTGGTGTATTCGCTGCTTCTGCTTCCTGTTTTCGTTTCCTGTCAGCTGCCCACATGCCGCTGTCGAAGTAACCGTCCTTGTCCGGGTCACTGAAAGGATCTTCGCGCCAGAGCTTTGTGATGTAGGTGCGCATCTTATTCAGCAATGCCATTCTCCTTCAGAAAATCCTCGAGGCCGACCGGGGGCTCGTTCGGGGATGTGAAATATTGGGTGATGTCTGCGTTCAGACGATTCCAGGCGCGGTCGATGCGATCGACGATGCGGTTCCAAGTGACAGGACCTGCCTGGCGCTTCTGCATAGCGCGATGAATCTTGCGCCAGCGAGCGTTGAGCTGCTTCCACCGGTGCCGCGTTCGCTCTGGCAGCGCCTTCCAGCATTTTCCGCAGATGATCCAGTCAGATCCGGGGTGTTTGTCCGGTGCCGCAGTGCGTCGGCATGTGGGGTTTATGCAGGGGATACGTTCGACCATGCCAGTGCTTCCTGTGACCCGCCTATGTGGAAAAGCTTGTTCTCGCAGTAAGTCTTCCAAAGGTCTTTGGCGGTGCTTTCACCATCGTGGCCTCTGACCCTGATGAGGCGAACGATACAGCGGCGCTTCCTCTGGTTTTCCCCCTGAACACGGTTCAGGTATTCGAGGTAGGAGACGAAGTTCTGGTATGCGGTGCGGCGCGGACGGAAGCGGTAGTCAAGCTGTGGGTAGGTCATGAGAGCGCCTCTGGGAATTGAAGATATTCGTCACCATAGATTTTCCGGCCGGCAGCCTTTTTGCCGACGCGGACCATAGTGACGGTGCCGAGCTTGGTGACTGAGAAGGGGTTGTCGTCGCTGCGCAAATCCGTCGCCGGGTACGCCTCGACGGGCTTTGCAAGGTCCAGCATGCGCGCGACGTCGTGCGGCACCCACTCGCCCCATTGCTTGAAGAGGAGCGGTACCGGCTTGCGGGGGTGCTGACGCAGCGTGCATGCGTTTTTGATGTCGTCGAGCCATTCCGGGTGCATCGGTCTGGCTTTGGTGCCGCTCTCGCCGCCGACAATCACCCAATCGATATGATCCAGCCATTCCGCCTTCAGCCGCACGCGCCCGAGAAGAGGCTCGAGGCTCAGGCCGATCCACGGTAGGCCAAGACGCTTCTTAAGCTCGATGAGGCGAGGAATGTCTCGATCGGCTTCGCGCTGGTTGGTGATGGAGAACATGAGGCCGGTGTGTTTCGGCCATGCGTCCAGCCAGGCGGGCGGTACCATCTTCAGCACATTTGCACCGCGCTTCGTCAGCAGGATGATCTTCACCCAGCGAGCTTCTTTCGCCTCGGCGAACAGCTCGGCGCGCCAGTTGTCGGAAACCTCGTTATCGAAGGTGTCTGACATGGACTGCATGAAAACGCGGATCGAGCGGCCATGCTCGCTGAAGAAGGAGGTCGCGGATTTGCGGTTCAGCATGCGCAGCAGTGAGACCGCGCCTTTGATCTTTCGCCGAGGTGCGTTCGGTCCCCATTCGCCGGTGCCGCGAAAAGCGTTCAGGGTTTCGGCATAGCAATGATCGCAGCCGGGAGAGACCTTGGTGCAGCCCCACCAGAAGTTCACGGTGGCATCGCACCACTCGATTGCGGAGATTTCAGCCATTGGCCGGCTCCATTACTTTCACCGGCATCTGCCCAAGTCTGCGAATGAGAGCAGTCGCTGTTTTCAAGTCGAGCGCTGCCACCGCCTCTGCTGCATCCCCTTGCAGTTTTTTCACCGCAGTATCGAACCTCGACGACGCTCTCTGATGCACCTTCCGGCCTACAGCCTTGGGCGATGTTGACCGAAACAGCTTGGAAAAGGACACGTGGGTGAAATCGCGCTGTCCTGGACCATAGACAAAAGTCCACATGCCGTTGATGCCACCCCAAACCCGCCCGCGTCTGAGATAACCCTTGCTGTCTCTCGTCAGCAGGACATCGCCGTGCCGAATAGGCAGCTTGTCCGCGTCGAAAGTCTGATAATGATTGAGTTCAGATAGGGCAGGCCACCCGGTCTCATCTCGCTTGAAGCGGTGCTCACCTCTTTTGCGATAGTACTGGTCGTCCCACCTGTCGTTGAAATAGGCCAAGGGATCGGGGTTGGCGCTGCTGATCTCTGTCTGTTCTGAAAACCCGCGCTCGGTCAGGTGCTTGCGGATCGCTCTAACGGCGTACTCAAAACGCTTACCGATGAGGTACGGCATTTTCGCACGACGCGAAAAATCGTAGGCACCGCCATTGCGATTTTCAAAGACGACGTTCTGGAAAAACTCGACCTTGCATCCAGTGGGGTAAGTGTGAGCCTTAAATTCGAGATCTCTCCACTTACCGTATCGGTGGGTCGGGCCAAGGATAGAGTAATGGCGTTCGACCTCAGGATCTCGACCAACCTCGAAGCCGATTCCTTGCAGCAACAACATCAGCCGGTTGAATGTCTCCCAATCGGGAGCATCGGAAACACTATAGCGCCGCTTGGCAGGAATACCGCTGCGGCAAAACAAAATCACTGATGTGTCGTAAATTTTGAAGCTACGTTCTGTGTCAGACACGATCGCTCGTCCTCGGGTAAAGAGAAAAGGGAAGGGGCGCTGGCAGCACCCACAGGTGATACATGTCAGCCGCATCGATGATTTCGGCCTTCGGCGGGTAGACCTCGACCGCCGTGGCTTCCGGGCCGGCCAGCTCATCCTTGATGCGCTGCATCTCGGTCCATGTCGGTCGGACGCCGGAAAGCGCCATAATGCCGAGGTGGCGGGTGCCGTCGGGTAGTGTCCGATCAAGGACGCTGAACACGCCGTTGCGGTGCGCTGTAGTGAACTCAGCGGTCCAGCCGTGCGGCGAAACGCTGCCGCGCGGGAAGGTAACGGTTTCCCATGCCTTCCATTTGCCGGATCTGCGCGCGATCGCTTCATCGCGCAGGATCAGGCGACGGTTGCGGCGAGGCAGGGTGTCGAAGTGAGCTTGTGCCTTCATGCCGCCACCTGGTCGATGTTGGCGTTGATGGTGACGAAGGTGTAGGCGATGACCCATGGGTTCGTTTCCCATGGGGTTTTCACGTTGGTGCCATCCCACAGCCATCCGAACACTTCACGGGGAGCATGCGAGGCGAGACCGAAATACTGGTCGCCCTGATCCACGACGTAGCGCCCGGAGGCCCGGAGCTTCTGCAAACCTTCCGCTATGGCGTCGTCGGCGCTGATGTCTTGAAGCCGTTCGATGCGAACGTCTCTCACTTCCAACGTCATGCGCGAGTGCTTCCGGAACATGAAGCGCCCCATGCGGCGGTGCCACGCCGGTGAATGCGGGTCAGCGTTGTGCATGCCCTTGCGGAAGATCAAGGGTGTCTCGAATACGACCTCCGCCGAGTCCTCGACAAAGTGCCACTTCTGCTTACCGAGAGGCGTCTTGGCGTTGCCCTTCGGTTCCCAATGGCCGTAGCGGTAGTGCGTCTCGCAGACATAGAAGCGATCGCCTTTGACCGCGGGGACGCGCACGGTGAACCATTCCGCCGACGGCACCCCATTTGGAGTGAAGCCGTAGAGCGGCGCGTCGTACCAGCAGTGCCGGTCATAGCCTTCTGGAGGCTGTTGCGGCAGCAAGCGCCGCGTCTGGGTCTTGCGGCCAGCCAGAAGGGCAGCGACCGTTGAGCGGCTGAAAAGGATAGGGCGGCTATTCATAGATCCGCACCAACTTGTCTTCGGGCTTACCGCCGCTGGCGATATGCTCGTCGAACCACGCTTTCAGCGTTTCGGGCTGTAACGGCTGTTCATCGTCCGGGTCGAGAAAGACGTCCGGGGTATCGATGAAGTCCTGATAGGTGGGAGCACACTGAATGCAAAGGGGAGTAATCCCCGCGTGATATGCGTCGCCCGGGAAGATCGGCGCTGCGCATTGCTCGCACAAAATCGCATCCTGCTTCTGGCACTCTTCGACCACGTTCTGGAAAGCCGTCTGTGCCTCGAGCCATTCCTGCTGGGTAGGTTCCAAGATTTTGTAACGCCGCTGGTCGAGCAGCTCGACGCGCTCATTGGCAGCCGCCCAGCGCTGTTTGAGGTCAGCCACCGTGGGCTCGGTATCGGTCATTTCGTTCTCCATCAGACCTGTTCGGGAAACTCCGCCCCGAAAGGCGGAGAAACCGGAGCGGGTCAGCGCTTACCCAGCCAAAGTGAAAGCTTGAGAAGCCCCAGCAGGCAGATGCAGATCAGGAAGTCGATGATCGGTCCCGTCAGCATCATCAGCAGGACAAGCGCGACCGCCGCGGTAACCACGATTGCTTCCGCCCGCTGCCGCACCCACGCTTTCGCCTGGGCGGTCAATTGCCGTACTCCGCCTTGATGCCTTGCGCTGCGCGTGCCGCGGCCTGGACGAAGCCGGGCAGTGCCTTGGCATCGATACGGTCAGTGTTCACGAAGACAGCAGCGGGCCACGAAATCGTTTTGCGGGATGCGAACCAGCCGGATTGCAGCGACTTGGGATAGTTGCCCTTCGGGATGTCGCGATACTCATAGAGCGGGTCGCCCTTGATATCGGTGGCATCGTCGAAGTCGCGATCATTGGCGCCGGCGAGAATGACGGTATCGCCATAGGTCTGATCTGCTTCCGTCACGGTGCCGTTTCGCAGCCCAGCAGGGACGAGCATGCAAGTCGCTTCCCCGCTCGACACTGCAGACAGGGCGAGAACACCGCCCTCATTGCGAACTGGCACCTTTCCGTAGGAAACGTCCTCGGCAATGATGTTCTGCCAGATCAACCACGCGCCGCTGCCGGGCTCCCCGATCGCGATCGAGTATTTGGCCGGGTCGTCGGGCAGGTCAGACAGATCATCGACGCCGGACTTCTTGCCGCACAGCACGTGCAGATATTCCCGGTGCAGCGTTGCGACCTGACGCAGCTTCTTGACCTTGGCCGGGGAAGAGCGCCCGACATAGACCGGGCCGTCCGGCTGGCCGATCATGGCGTCGCAGGCCTCCGGATTGGCCGGGTCGAGGTCGAGGACGCGCTCGAGGTTGTCGATCGTGCCTTCCGTCGGCACGTTGACCACGCTCACGCTTTTCCCGGCCATCTTGGCGATGGCATCGCCAGCGGCGAAGTAAACACCGCTCTCCGATCCGGTGCAGAGGCGGATCGGTGCCGCCTTTGCCTCAGAACTGATCGCTATAACGGCTATTGCCGCCATTAAAAACAATGGCTTCATAAGAATTCCTCAAGTTGAAGGTTAAAGTTCGTCGCTTGTGGATCTGTTGGCGACGAGTTCGATCACGGTAAGAAGCTTCCGACGGGCATCGCTATCGCCGATCTTCAGCCACGCCTTGGCCAACTTCTGCCCGTCCGCACGCTGCATGAACTCGGTCAGCGTATCTTCGCCCTCGCTGCTGAATGCAGCGACGCCATGGCTCGGGGCGTTGTGGAAGAAGAAGCTTGGAGAGACCGACAGGACCTCCGCGATACGATGAAGACGGCTCGCGCCGACACGGTTTGTGCCCTTCTCGTATTTCTGGACCTGCTGGAACGTGATGCCGAGGCCTTCGGCCAGCTTTTCCTGGCTCATGCCAAGAGCGGCACGGCGTGTGCGAATGCGACCGCCGACATAGATATCGACGGGGTTCGGGATCTTGGCGTGTTGGGCTCTATCAAGCATTGCAGTCTCCTTTGAGGGTTAAGCCCATGCGGGCGCGGTAATCACGTTCCGCCTCGGCCATCATTGCGTCGTGGCGGGCGATGCTTTTGTGGATCTCGTAAATCTGACGCTCAGTGCGCCGGCGCTCTGCCTCACCTGACAGACGGCCAAGAGCGACACCGATGGCGTAGACGGTGCCGGCGATGACGACGCCGCAGAGCAATGCCAGCGGCAATGGAACGTTGGTTGGATCATGCAGCACGCTCGATCTCCGGATATTCGATTTCAGGGCGGGAAAGCTTGCGGATGCGGCGCTTGTCGATGGTTTGCATCACGTGCATCACCGGGCCGCGCCGGTGCTGCTGGTGGAACCGGTACCAGGCGAAATTATCCTTGCTGTCATGCTCGCTCTCACTGAACCAGCGGACACGCCCGATCGGGACGATGTCGGAGCACATCGACATGAAGTGCGCGCTCTGGAGATTGAAAGCGAAGTCGCTCTCGAGCAGCAGCCATGTCGGCGCGATCGAGATAAACCGGCGAAGCATCGCCTCGAGGATCTTCCATGTGTAGGGCGGGTTGGTGATGATGGCATCGACGCGGTTGCTCATCAGCCACGGGTCAACCAGCGCATCAATGCCGAGCTGGATGTCTCCGCTGTGGACGCAGGTCGGGCCGAAGCTTTCGATCCAGCGTATCAGGCGACCATTCGCGCAGCACGGTTCCGAGAACGTGCCCACGCCCTGCAGGAAGGGCCGCAGCGGTAACGCGGCCTCGTAGGGCGACAGATAGCGGTCGTGCTTGTTGCGGGCGAAGGACGAGTGCTTGCTCAAGTCAGAGCGCCCTTTCGCCATACTGCGATGCGACCAGCGCGCCGATGACGTGGTCCACTTCCACATCGCCGAAAATGCCGACACCCTGGAACAGCGCTGACATACCTTCTGCAAGGTTGGGAGCAGGGAAGGAAAGCACGATGCCGAGCAGCCATCCGCTTTCCTGCGGGTATAGCGCCCGCATGGCACGGAACGCGATGTGCTGTACCGTGTCCGGTGCTGGTGCAACCTCAGTCGCAGCAGCGAGCGCTGCTTTGCCAATTTCGTTGAGCGTCTTCTTCATTCCGCTACCCTCTTGGGCAGGGCTTCCACATACTCGATGTCGGCGGGGCGGACGCGCGCCGTGTCAGTGCTCCATCCGCTTTCGCGTTCCCAGAGGTCGCAGGGCGCATCCACTCCATCGACGGACAAGCACTCCCTCAGTCGGAGCTTGCGGCTGCGTCGGTCGAAGATAACGGTGCCGGGGGTGAGCGCCATGCGGCGGTCGTGCAAGACCAGCACGGGGAGATTGTTGTTTCTCATGCCGCCGCTCCGTAGATCGCCTGCATCATCGCGATGCGGTTCTGCAGGAGCAGATCGGCGATCATGTCGGCGTTGTAGACCGTCTTCGGTGCGCGCTCCTGCCAGAGGATCACGTTGGCCTCGGCGTCGCCTTCCGCCGCTGCATACAACAGCTCGTAGCAATCGGTGATGTGGGGATCATTTGCGGAGTTCGTGGTGCGTCCATCATCGCAGATCATGGCGCTGCCGCAGGAAGAGCAGCCGTCAGGATAAATGGTGAGCTGTTCCACGCTGCCGCAGTTTGTGCAGGTCCATCTTCTCATCGCAGCACCTCAACGGTTCAAGGTGCTGTGGCACGTCGCGAACGACGCGGCCTTGGCGCAACGGGCGTACCCGTCATCGGTGATGCTGAAAATTAGGACGAGCGAAATCGTCCCCGCTACGGCAAGCAGGCTCCGCATATATCTTCTCCATCGGTGAAATCAGGTTGCGGCAAAGCAACCTTCGATGGAGATCAAGATATCCTCTATTGAGGATAAGTCAATCTATGTATCCCCTATAGAGGATAAAAAATCACTGAGGCGATGAGGCCATGACGCGTCTGTGGGCTCTGACAAGGATGTCCGGGTCGAAAGGATTCGTCGCGTTTGACTGTATCAACCTTACCTCCCGGTCCAGCGCTGCATGGGCAGCGCTGCCATTCTGATATTCTGGGTGCGCCTCTAGGAAGTCCGGTACCGTGATGTTGCGCCAGTACGCCTCATCGGTGCACTTTGCGCCCGAGCCAGCATTGGCGACCTCGCCGGTACAGCGATCCATCACCACTTTCTTCTCGGTCGCAGCAGAGGGAGTGGTGAGATTGAACTTCTCCAGTGCTTTGTCTGTAAACACAAACATATCATTGGGTGGCGTTTCCAGAACATAGGTCAGCGCGTCAGGGTCAACACCCATTGCGAGGAAGTGACGGAGCACTCGAGCTGACAGCGCCTGCGCGATCTGCGCATCTTGCGCGGTATGGCTGTCGTCCGACCATCTAAACTGATGCGAGCCGAGCTGCGCCGAGGCAGGCACGTGGCGCTTGGTCCCGCCGATGAAGGCGAACAGGCAGGCGGAAAGGCATTGACCTTTTGGAGCCACCATCGTGTCGATGTGAGCGCTCCGCATTGTCTCGCCCATAGCGATCGCCGCAGTGACACTTCCTCCCGGCGAGGAGAGCACAACCGTCGAGATTTCTGGAAGTGAAGCAATCATGGCGGAAAGCACCACCTGATCCTGTGGATGAATATCGCCTGTGCCGATGATGTAGCGCCTTTGGTCGACCGTTTTTCCCACAGAAAAATCCATCGAAATTCCGGGCTGAGCAGTCACAAAAAACGAGAGAAGGGCGCATGTAGCGAAGGATGGCGCGTTAATCATTTCTTAGTTATCACCTCCTCGCTACTTGTTTTTGTTCCCCCTATGTTCCATTCTGAACAAACGGTGAGGGTGGGTTGTTTATGCGCGTATCCATGTTGGTTGAGACGTTAAAATCGCTGTCGGCGCAAGAGCAAGCCGCATGTCTCGCAAAGTTTAAGAGCGCGCGTTCCGAAGCAGTTTCAAAATGCCCTCACGAGCATCCGGCGAGCCCTCCAGAAGAGACAGGATCTCAGCCGTCTCCGGAGACATCTCGTATCCGTAAATGATCTCAGCCAGGGTGACATCTAGCACTTTGCAAACGGCGACCAAGTTGTCGACAGTGGGGTCTCTACCTTCCTTCAGAATAGAATGAATGTAGCCCGGTCCCTTGCCTGCGGCTAACGACACCTCGCGCGCAGACATCCCCCGCCTATCCAAAGCGTCCCTCAGACGCGTTCTCCAGTCCGCATTATCCATGCGCACAATATCCTCTATCTCGGATATTTTCGCACGTCCTTCATATCGGATGGTTGACGTATCCTCTATCGAGGATATATTGCTCTCATCATGACTGATCAAAGCGCCGATCTCCTCTCGAAAATTGATAAGTTCCTGTCCGATACCGGTATGGGGGCGTCCTACTTCGGCAAACGCGCTGTGGGTAACTCTGAGCTGGTCGGGCGCTTGCGCAGCGGCGGGCAGGTCTATCTCGATACCGGCGCGAAGGTCGACGAGTTCATCGAGAGAGAACGGAAGCGCCGCAATGTCCCAGAACGGACCTCTGAAAAGGAGGCCGCGCTGTGACAGGTGTAACCGGCGACGATCTCCCAGAGCTGTTCCAGCAGAAGCACGATGATCTTGTGCGCGAGCTGAGCGCCCGCGCCATTGCTGACTGCATCGTGCCGGTGCCGCTGGAATACGCGAACCGCTTTTGGCCTGCGTCCGACATGGACGCCTTGGCCCAGCACGAAATGGAAGGTCGCTGCCGACACCGCCCACGTCACGTGTTTGACCGAAACCGTTATGCAAAGTCGGAGGCGCGCCCTTGACCGTCATCCCATTCCCATCCTCGCCAGCACTCGCGCCGAGTGTTGACCGTGGTCCCGAGGCATCAGGTAGTGCGTCCGCCTCGGGCAATTCCCTCCTTTCACAGTTCCTGCGGAACATACGACAGGCCATGATCGCGGTTTCTGTCCGCAACAATCCTTGCCGCCTGATTGCCCTGTCGTCGCTCCGCACCGCCTCTACCCCTCTTGATCAGGTCGTCTTCGGTTTCGCCGAAGAAGAACCTCTACGTTTCGACATTGCATCGAAACGTAGCGGCGGTTCCGCAGGAAAAATCCCGCAGATATGCGGGTATGGCCCCGCAACGCAGTTCGACGTTGAAGGCCTTATAGCCTGGCTCAGACGCATGTTCCCTCGATCCACGACGCATCACGTCGAGGCAAAGACGGGCATTCCCGCAGCCAGTGTCGAGAATTGGCTGCACCGGCGATCACAGCCGTCGGTGCATCATTTTTCGCTTCTTATTTCCGTCTTCGGCCCATCACTCCTGGAATCGTGTTTCGAAACGCCTCCGGTCTGGGTGAGTGACGCCGTGACGTTGGAGCGTCGCCGAGAAATCGACGACCAGATAATGCGCCTTCAGCGTGAGCGCGCCAAATTCGGCGAGGTCGCGTGATGGCAGGGCAATCGACTTCAGTCAGTAAACTGATCCGCGAAGCGGAAGAACGTCAGCTGCAGGAGGTGGTGGCAGGGGCTCGCACACCATCCCTCAGTGTAGAGCAGATCCGGCAACGGCTGGACGAAATGATCCGAAGCAAAAGCGGCTGGATACAGCGCTTTTCAGAGGGTCGCAGCAAACGTCCCGATCATGAGATCGTCAAGGCACGCGCTCAACTCGCCGCACTGGTGCAGGCCAAAGACCTTCTCAAGGGGGACCAAAATGCACCAGACCGCGGAGGATGACCGGCAAAAGGTCAGCTACCACGCCGTTGCCCGTTATGTGCAACACATACTGCTCATTGATCTACCGCAGGAGTTTTTGACCGAAAAAGCGAAGGCGCAAGCCTTGGCTGATGCGGCTGGCTTTACTGTGGCAGAGGTCAGGAGCCTTATCTGGACGAAGGGCATGGCCGCCGCGTCTGCCCTCGGACTTGAGACTTTCGGGAACCGTGATTTCTCGGCCCGGATTGCTCAGCCCGAAGGTGTCGTCGTGACCGTCTATCTGCCAAGGCCAAGGCCGTTTGGCAGGCTCAGGATCCTTTCAGAAACAGAGCTGAAGCACAGGACGAGCCGCATCGCTCGCCGTGAAAAAGCACGTCTCGCAACAAGGCAAAGTCTCGAAGAGGTCGAACAGTGAACGAAACAATTACAGTCACGATGCGGTCGGAGCACATCCCGCTGTTGAAACAGGCCGCGAACAAACTTGAGACCGACGCGATCGGCAAATCGCACAAGCCGCGCGATCCTCTCCAGACAGAAGCATTCGATCGGGAAGAGACCGGCGAAGTGCGGACCGAAACCGTTGCCGCTGCCGAGTTGCGTCAGTTCGTCGAACGCATTGAGCGCCTGGAAGGCGAGCGCGACGACTTAGGTGGCGACATCAAGGACGTTTTCGGTGAGGCGAAAGGCCGAGGCTACGACACGAAGGCCATCCGCACCATCATCCGACTTCGCAAGAAGGATGCCAACGAGCGCCTCGAGGAGGAGAGCATTCTCCAAACTTACATGGCCGCGCTGGGGATGGAGTGAGATATGTCAGCCCACTGGACCGATATGACCTCCGCCGAGCGGTGCGTCGCCATCGCTGAGGTTTACCCTTCCACCAGAGGGACCGGTAGAACGATCGCTGAAGCGCTTTCTTCCCGATTCAAGGTGCAGATCACGCGCAGCTCTGTCATCTCAATGTACGCCCGCCACGCCGATAAGCTTACGGCGGTTCCCCTAAGCGGGAAACCAAGGCCCACCTCTGGCGGGGTGTCCGCGCCGGCCAAGCCAGCAGCGAAGAAGATTAGGAGGCCATCGGCCCTGATGGTCGCCAGCGGTATGCAGTTTGTGTCGCCAAAGCCTAAGCCTGCGCCGGCGCCTAAGCGCGTTGACCAGTCGGTACCCGTGCGCCGTGCGGCTCAACCAGCGCTTCCTGAAGTCGCTTCGTTGTCGGTGCCGGTGCCGAAAAACATTCTGCTCTATCAGCTCAATCACTGCGATTGCCGCTGGCCCGTCAGTGGGGACCGAGAGAAGACACTCTTCTGTGCCCATCCCACGCGGCTCGAGTCTCCATACTGCGATTTCCACGCGACACTTTCCGTCGGCGAAGGCTCCAGGGCTGAGAGATCAGCGGTGCCAGCGAGGTTGATGCGATGAATGCACCTCTGCGCTCAAATTTCTTCGACCTCGACAATCGGATGACCGTCGTGCTGTTTGCCGGCATGGGTGGCGGCTGTGACGGACTGGAGCAAGCCGGGTTTCACGTCCACCTCGCCATCAACCATGACAAGATCGCCGTGGCGGTCCACGAGAAGCGGCACCCACACACGCGGCACCTTCGTTGCGACGTCTTCGAGGTGTGCCCGAAGGAAGCGACGAAGGGGAGGGGCGTTCGCATTCTGCACGCCTCACCCGACTGCACTCACTTCAGCGTCGCCAAAGGCGGCAAGCCGATCTCGAAGCGTCGGCGGTCTCTGGCTTGGGTCGTCTGCCGTTGGGCCGGTACCGTTCGCCCTGAAATCATCACGCTCGAGAACGTGAAGGAAATCCAGTCGTGGGGACCGCTGATCGCAAAGCGCTGCGCAACGACAGGGCGCGTGATGAAGCTGGACGGCACCGTTGCGGCGCGTGGCGAACGCGTCCCGGTCCAGCAGCAATGGCTTATTCCTGATCCACGCCACAAGGGGCGGATATGGAAAGCCTGGCTGAAGCACATGGCCAGGCTGCGCTATAACTTCGAAGGGCGAGAGCTGGTGTGCGCCGACTTCGGCATTCACACCATCCGCACACGGTTCTTTGGAGTAGCAAAGGCCGATGGCTCGCCCATCGCATGGCCCGAGCGAACCCACGCGCCTCGTAAGCTCGCTAAGAAGCTGGGCCTGAAACCTTGGCTTGGTGTTCACGAAGTCATTGATTGGACGCTGCCGGTCAAATCCATATTCGGGCGCAAGAAGGATCTTGCAGAAGCGACCCTGCGGCGGACCGCCCGAGGCGTCATGCGATATGTCGTCAATGCCGCAAAGCCGTTCATCGTGCCGATCACTCATTCCGGCAATAACGACCGGGTTCACTCGATCGAAGAACCGCTGCGCACCATCACGACCGCGCACCGCGGTGAGTTGAGCGTGATGGTGCCATCCGTTACCAAGTTTCGCACAGGATCGGTTGGTAGCGACATTCTCGATCCTCTGCCCACGTTCACCGCCAACAGCTATCATAAGCGGCCGGGCGGCGCGGTGCCCTTGGGTATAGTGTCAGCGACGATGATCCAGTCGGGCTATGGCGAAAGGGAAGGGCAACATCCCCGCACTGTCGACATCAACGAGCCGGTACCGACACAGGTATCGGGAGGAGCGAAGCACGCTGTCATCGCGGCGAGCCTACAGCGCCAGTTCGGTCAAAGCGCCGGTGCCGATGTAGAAGAGCCGCTGCCGGTATTCACGCCGGACGGGCAGGGCAAGACGGCGCTCGTTGCTGCTGCGATCCAAGCCTACTACGGCGGCGAGCAGGGACTTCGGCGAGGCGGGGATGTTGAGGAGCCGCTTCAAACCTTTGTCACGGAACCTCGCCATGCCGTGGTCTCGGCCTTCCTCGCTCAGCACAACGACGGCCCGCGCGCCGGCGCCAACGTTCGATCGGCGGAAGAACCTGCATCGACGATCACGACGAGCGGTTCTCAGCAGGGTGTCGTTGCTGCCTCGATGCTTGCGCTGCGCGGTACCAACAAGGATGGTCGCGACATTGAACAGCCAGGCGCGACCATCACCGCGGGGGGGAACCATGCCGGGCTTATTCTCGGGTTCCTGCAAGCCTACTACTCCGGTAATGGTGGGTATGAGCAAACGCTCGACGACCCTATCGGCGCTCTGACGCAAAAGGCGCGGCACGGCCTCGTCGTGGTCAAAGTCAAAGGCACTGAATACGTGCTGACCGACATTGCCATGCGCATGCTCGAGCCAGAAGAAGGTGCGGCATCTCACGGTTTCCTACAGGGATCACTGCCAGACACGATCATGCTGGATGGCAAGGAGAAGCGGCTTACCAAGACACAGAAATACGAGCTCGTCGGCAATAGCGTGCCGCCGAAGATGATCCGTTTACTGGCAGAGCACAATGCACGCCACGCATTTGCGGAGGCTGCCGAGTGACGCTTTCACACGTAGTATCAGTCTCGGGGGGCAAGGACTCGACGGCGCTTTATCTTCGCGCCATTGAACGCGGTTTGCCATTCCGCGCAGTCTTTGCCGACACCGGTAATGAACACGAATGGACCTATGATTTTGTTCGTGAGCTGCCCGGTCGCACAGGTGGTCCGGAAATAGAATGGGTAAAAGCAGATTTCACTGACCGGATCGCCAAGAAGCGCGATTACATTGCTATGAACTGGCCGAGGGAAATACCTCAAGTTCAAGTCGATCGAGCGGTCGCTCTGCTTCGACCTACAGGCAATCCTTTCGTTGACTTATGCCTCTGGAAGACACGCTTCCCGTCCGCCAAGGCGCGCTTCTGCACTGACATGCTCAAAATCGAGCCTATGTACCTTTCTGTGCATAGGCCTGCTCTGATCGCCGGGGACACCCTGATCTCTTGGCAGGGTGTAAGGGCGGACGAAAGCAGAGCGCGGTCTATGTTACCAAGGTTTCAGTGGATGAACCCGGTTCCATACATGATGCCAGCTGCGGAGCAACTGCTCGGCAAAGCTTGGCATGCCTTCGTTTACCGTCCCCTGATCAACTGGACCGAGCAGGATGTTTTTGCCTACCACGACAGGCATGGGGTCCGCAGAAATCCGCTCTACGATCATCGGATGAAGCGCGTCGGCTGCATGCCGTGCGTCATGTGTGGGAAAGAGGAAATACGCGCTATCTCTGAGCTGTTCCCTGAGCACATCGACAAGATCGAGAGATGGGAAGCTCTGATGTCAGAGGTGTCGAAGAAGGCAAACGCAACCTTCTTCAATATTTGCGACGATCCTATCCTGGCAGAGGGCTGGCAGAAGCCAGACTACGACTGGTCTCTTTCAAGAACCGGCATCCGTTCACGAGTTGAGTGGTCGAAAACCTCTCACGGTGGAAGACAGTACGATGCCTTTTTAGCCGGCGCGGAAGCCTTTGGTACCTCTTGCAACCAATGGGGTGCTTGCGAATGAGCGCAATCCCAACAAGCGAGTTCAGGAAGCAAAAGAAGGCGAAAAAACGCACCACGATGGCGCGGCGAAACGCGAAGCGGGACGCAACCGAACATGAGATCGTCAAGACGCTTGAAGCTCTCGGCATGTCGGTGTTCCTCCTGCATGAGCCCACCGACGCCCTCGTCGGCTATCGTGGCATTACGCATGTCGTCGAATTTAAGTCCGGGCGCACTGGTTACGGCAAGAGCTTGAACGACAATCAACAGGCCTTCGCGAACGAATGGCGAGGCTCTGCCGTGGTCACACTCCACAGCCGCGATGAGGCGATCGCCTGGGCGCAGCAGATCAGCAGGGGGCGGCCATGAGCAACAGCAGGCTTGAGCAAGCCGTTGCTGAGCTGGTGAAGCATGAGATTGAGAAATTCGCGGAGTGGTGCGCCAAGGAGTGGACCATCACGCCGGAAGTTTTCTCCCGCGAGAACGTCATCGACACGAAACCGGAGGGCTACCGCGAGGGCTACAACACAGCCCTTGAAGGTCTGCCGCTGGCGCTCGAGCACTACCTGGAGGGAAAGCAATGACGCGGTCCCTTGACGAACAGGAAATCCGGAACGCTGTCGTGGCTCGCCTGCGAGGACTGGTGCCTGGCTATCGCATTGTTCACGAGCTGAACGTCGCCGGGCAGGGGTCGAACCGCATTGATGTCGCAGCGATCGGTACCGAGCATATCGTCGGCGTGGAGATTAAATCACGCAAGGACGTTCTCAAGCGGTTGGACGAGCAGTGGGTGGCCTTCAACAAGGTGTGCCACTTCGTCGTCGTCGCGGCGCACGAGAAGCATTTTACAGGGTTCCGGGAGAAGTATTGGACCGAAGACAGGCCGTCGGTTCCTCAGCTTAACCATCCACTATTCTTCAGCAAGTGGAACCATGACAAACACATCTGGCGGTATCCCAAGCCGCCCGAGAGCGAGTGGTCAAAATACCGGCCAGACGGCACGAGTTGGTCATTCGACCGCTTGCGGCAATTCGACCGAATTCCACACGCGACAAAATTTCTTGAAATGCTTTGGGCAGCGGAGCTGCAGGCTGAGTGCCACAGGCACCACGTCTCATGCACATCACGCTCTACGCGCCCCGACATGATCCGCGCTCTTGCCTGGAACCTGACGGGCAAGGAAGTCACCCACGCGGTCTGCCGTCAGCTGCGCCAGCGATCGTTCGCTGAAGCCGATGCCCCAATTTACCCCGACCAGCCTGCGCCGGCACCACAGCCGGCGCAGGAGCCGCTTTCTCTGCCATTTGAAGGGACGCCAGCATGAGCCGCCGTACCATGCCCTATCACCGCCGCTACCACGGCGACGCACTGCAAGGATATCGCAAGCTCACACTGGAGCAGCGTGGCGCGTACACGACGATCCTCGACCTCATCTATGACGAAGGTGGCCCAATCGATCGCAACGAGCGCTGGCTTGCCGGTGAGCTGAATTGCTCTCTCCGCAAGGCCAAGGTTCTCCTCGACGAGTTGATCCAGTTGCGCAAAATCTATGTCACCGTTGGTGGAAAACTGAGCAATCACCGTGCCGAGAGTGAGATAGAAAATTCGCTGAAAATCTCGCGAAAACGCGCTGAAAACGGATCGAAACGGAAAGATAACTCGAGCGAAAAGCCTAAATTATCCAATAAATTCAATGATCCCGTCAAGCAATTGCTGAACAATTGCGCTGTAATACCAGTACCAGAGCCATATAAGAATAATAATAGCTCTTCGGAGTATGAGGATAGGCGGGCAAGGAGGGAACAGGTTCTAGCCGTTCCCGATGATCCTCCGCCAATCACAGCATCGCATCGACTGATCAGCAGCCTGGACGGTAGAACCGGATCGGGTGCAGCCGCAGCTCAAGCCGCTCGTCGAGCGAGGGCAGGAGGCCGTTCGTGGTGAGCAAGAAGCCATCGAAGTCGGATGAGGTTTTGTCACCCCTAAAGCGGAAATCCGGCAATCGTGGAGCGTCGGCGAAGGCTGGTGGCAAGGTTGCAAAGCCGAAGGTGCGGAAAGCATCGGTTGAGAAGGATGCCGAGCCCAAGCCGGTGAAGTACGACAAGCGGTTCATCGGTTTGGCCCGGACGATGTTCCTCGCCAAGGTCTCCGACGAGGAGATCGCCGGCATCATCGGCATCGACGTCGAGGAGCTGGAGTGGTGGAAGGAAGAGCACCCCGAGTTCGGCAACGCGTTCCGGCCAGATCCGCGCAATTACGGCGGCAGGCCCACGGTCTGGGAAGATCGCAACATCACGATCGCTCAGTCGCTCGCCAGCCTCGGCGCCACGGACCTCGAGATCGCGCAGGCCTTCGAGGTCAGCATCCGCACGATCCACCGTTGGAAGCTGGACTATCCGGAGTTTCGCGAAGCGCTCGAGCTGGGCAAGGATGCAGCCGACAAGCGTGTCGAGACAAGCCTCTTCCAGCGTGCCACCGGCTATTCGTTCGACAGCGAGAAGATCGTCGTCATCGAGGGCGAGGCACAGCGCGTCGAGATCATCGAGCATGTCCCGCCCGACACCAAGGCGGCTATGTGGTGGCTGCAGAACCGGAAGCCCGACGCGTGGCGCGCCGTCCAGCACATCAAGCACGATGTCGAGAAGGATAGTCCGCTTGGATCGTTCCTGAAGAAGATAGGCGGCAGCACATTCATGCCCGTGGAGGAGGATGCCACCACGCCCAACGCGTTCTCGCCCGTCGAAGAAGATGAGGCGTAATGTACGAGCATCTTGCCGGTCTTACTGAAGAGCAGTTCCTCGAGAACCTGAAAGACCCGAACTGGCGCATCCGCAACCTCTATTACATCCTCGACAAGTTTCACCAGACCGTCGTGTTCAAGCCGAATGAGGCTCAGGACAAGTTCTTGAAGCGCATCTGGCACAGGAATATCGTGCCGAAGGCCCGCCAGCGCGGCTTCTCAACCGTCATCCAGCTCCTGATCCTCGACGCTTGCCTGTTCAATCCGAACCAGCGTGCGGCAATTATTGCCCAGGATCAGTTCACCGCTGGCAAGATCATGCGCAACAAGATCGAGTTTGCGTATGAGCGGCTGCCAGACTTCATCCGCCGTGACGTGAGCATCGTGACTGACAACGTCGCTGAGAAGATCTTCAGCAACGGTTCGTCAATACAGGTGTCCACGTCTGCGCGTGGTGACACGCTCAATTGGCTCCACGTCTCAGAGTTCGGCATCATCTGCTTCGAGTCGCCGCAGAAGGCCGAGAAGATCGTAACCGGCGCGCTCGCGGCAGCCGGGCAGGGCATCACCTTCATCGAAAGCACGGCGAAAGGCAGGGACGGCGCATACTACAAGATGGTCATGGAGGCGAAAGCCAATGCCGATTCCGGCAAACGCCTGTCTCGCCTCCAATACAGGCTGCACTTCGCGTCGTGGTGGGATGCTGACGAGTATGAGGTTGATCCGACCGGCATCACGATCTCTGCGAAGGATGAAAAGTATTTCGACGAGCTGGAGCGCGAGATTGGCCGCGAGATATCGCCGCGCAAGCGCGCTTGGTATGTCGCGACCAGGCTGAACGACTATTCCGACGAAGACGAGATGATGTGGCAGGAATACCCATCAACCGTCGAAGAGGCGTTCAAGGTTTCCACAGCCGGCGTGATCCTCGCCAAGCAGCTCACCAGAGCCAGAAGCGAGGGACGCATCACCCGCGTTCCGTGGCGGCCGAACTTGCCCGTCAACACCTTCTGGGACTTGGGCGTGGATGACGATATCGCCCTGTGGTTCCACCAGTCCGTTGGGATGTTGGACCACTTCATCGATTACTTGGAGTGCAGCAGCGAGCCATACAGCTACGTCATCGCCGAGATGCAGAAGCGCGGCTACGTCTGGGGACATCACTTCCTGCCGCACGACGGGGACCAGCGTCGGCCAGGCGCTATTATCATTGAGACGCCGCGGCAGATGCTTGAAGGCCTCGGCCTGAAGAACGTCCACATCGTTCCGCGAACCACTGACCTGATGGCGATTGGCATGCCCGCGCTGAAGGATGACATGGTCAACTATGTCTTCGACGAGCAGAACTGCGCCAAGGGCATCCTGCACCTCGATAACTACCGGAAGTCTTGGAACACCAACATGGGCGTGTGGTCCGAGACGCCGGCGAAGAACGGCCACCAGCACGCCGCCGATGCGCTGCGCCAGAAGGCGCAATACCGCGACGAGGTCGCACGCCTGTGCGGCACCGTAACCTCCTCCTCATCATCATCGCGCCGACGAGCGCGTGACCCCATGACCCTCTGAAAGGCATCGAAATGGCAGCAGATTTGGACCTCAATAAGCGTCACTGGACTTTCCGCAGAGACGGCCTTATGGCTATCGGTACTTGGATACGGATGGATGATCGATTCCGCCCGTGTATGGTTCTTATTCCAGCGGACAGGGAATATGACGACAGGCTGACACCGTGCGTGGTCACTATGGACCGCTCATGGATATGGTCAGAGGAAGTCGGCGACCCTGCCCAAGCCGCCCACGCGGCATTCCAGTTCGCAGAAACCCTTGGCCTCTCCACAGACCGTCGCACCATAATCCGGCTGGCAATGTTCATTGCCGACCTGTTGGGCGACCTCCTGTCTATCCCCCCTTACACGCCAGATGATCAGCAGACCGTGGCCGAAGTCACCATGCGTGACCCCACCTCCGGGCGCACGATCGAAGCCGAAATAAGGGAATAGAATGTTTTCACTCGACGCTGACGATGGATCGGTGCGGAAGAAGCGGTACGAATCGCCAATCCCGGCAGACACGCCAGCGTCGAAAAGGCCACAGACGGGCAACGCGCTCGACAATGGCAAGAATAACCGGCTGCACAAGCGGCTCCTCGGCTTCTATACCCGAGAGCTGGACCGCCAGGCTGAAAACCGCCGCGACATGGGGATCGATGCGGACTTCTACGATAACATCCAGTGGACCGAGGAGCAGGCAGCCGTTCTGCAAGAGCGAGGCCAGTCACCTCTCGTGTTCAACGTCACGGCCACTACGGTCGATTGGGTTATCGGTACAGAAAAGCGCGCGCGCACCGACTTCAAGGTGCTGCCTCGCCGCAAAGAGGATGGCAAGCCTGCGCAGCGCAAATCCGAGCTGCTGAAGTATTTGGGCGACGTGAACCGCAGTGGGTTTCACGTCAGCCGCGGATTCGAGGACGCTGCCAAGGTTGGCGTTGGCTGGATGGAGGACGGGTACCAGGGCGACGACGAGGGCGAGCCACTGTTCTCTCGCTACGAATCGTGGCGCAACATGCTCTGGGACAGCGCGGCAACTGAGTATGACCTGTCAGACGGTCGTTACGTCATGCGCTCCAAGTGGCTCGATCTCGACGTAGCCCAAGCAATGTTCCCTAAGCGCAAGTCGCTTTTGACGCGCAGCGTAGACGACGCTGACAATTTTGCGATGATCGACGGCTACGGCGATGAAGCCATGGACGGCCCAGAGTTGGAAAATCAGGGCAGAGGCGATGGCACCTTCATTTCTGATCGAGTGACAGGGTACCAGAGACACCGCGTCAGAGTGATCGAGTGCTGGTTCAAAATGCCCGTGCAAACCGAAAAGATTTCGGGCGGCACGTTCGCCGGCGACATCTACGACGATATGTCGCCCGGACATCTCTCTGCAATCGAGGAAGGCGACGGCGAAATCGTCAAGAAGGCCACGATGCGCATGTATGTTGCGCTGTTCACCACAGCGGGCATGCTCTGGCTTTCGCCGTCTATATACCGCCATAACCGCTACCCATTCACGCCGATCTGGAACAAGCGCCGCGATCGCGATGGCATGCCTTACGGCCTTGTGCGCAACATCCGCGACATCCAGAGCGACATCAACAAGCGCGCGTCTAAGGCCCTGCATATCCTCTCGACGAATAAGGTCGTGATGGACAAGGGCGCAGTCGACGACATCGACGAGCTGCGTAACGAGATCGCCCAGCCGGATGCGATCATCGAGGTCAACGTTGGCAAGCAGTTCAAGTTTGACGTCGATCGAGAACTGAGCCAGTGGCATCTCGAGCTTATGTCCCGCAACATCCAGATGGTGCAGCAGGTTGGGGGCGTGACAGACGAGAACCTCGGGCGCAGCACCAACGCTGTGTCGGGCATCGCCATCCAAGCCCGTCAGGAGCAGGGCGCGCTCGCAACCGCCAAACTGTTCGATAACCACCGGTTTGCTCAACAGGTGCGCGGCGAGAAGATCCTCGCCAATATCGAGCAGTTCATGTCGGAAGAGAAACAGTTCCGCATCACGAACATGCGCGGCAATCCGGAATATGTGACCGTCAACGATGGTCTCCCCGAGAACAACATCGTTCGCACCAAGGCAGACTACATCATCGACGAGCAGGATTGGCGCGCCACGGTGCGGCAGGCTCAGGTGGCCGAGCTGCTCGACCTCCTCGGCAAGCTCGCACCGGTCAACCCACAGATCGCGATCGTGCTCCTCGACCTGGTCGTAGAAGCGATGGACATACCGCAGCGCGAGGAAATCGTGAAGCGCATCCGTCAGGTCACAAACATGAAGGATCCGGACGCCGAAGATCAGCCACCGACACCGGAAGAACAGGCACAGGAACAGGCCGCAGCGCAGCAACAGAAACTCGCGCTTGAAACAGCCATGGCGCAACTGCGCAAGATCCAGTCTGAGGCCGCTCGAAACGAAGCTCACGCCTCCGACATAAAGGCGAAGACGGTCGCGGCCAACGTTGGCGCGCAGAAGTCGGCGCTCGAGGCAGCCAGCGCTGTAATCGTGGCGCCGGGCATTGCCGATATCGGCGACGTCATCTTGCACGAATCCGGTTTCGTCTCGCGCTCTGAGGGCGAGAGGGACATGCAGCAGGCCGCGCTCGAGGCGCAGGCCGCGCAGCAGCAGCAAGCAACTCAACAACCACCACAACAGCAACAGCAGGACGCCATGGCTATCGGCCTCGGCGCATAAGGAGCTTTCCCATGGTTGGCAAACCAAATGCCGCAGAACTGGACATGCTTACCGACGAAGAGCGCGAAGGCCTGCTCGACGAAGACACCATCGACGAAGGCCTCGAAGAAGAGGGCGACGGAGACGGCGAAGGTGATGCCAACACGGATGCTGGGAACGGTACCGACAAGGGGCAGGACAAAGCCGGTGATGGTGAAGGCGATGGCGATGGCGATGGTGACGACAACACCGGCGCCGGCGCCGACGCCGCCAAGGCCGCAGCAGATGCCGCAGCGGCGGCTGAAGCGGCAGCCGCTGCAACTGCGTCGCAGGACGCCGAGCATAATAACGTAGCGCAGGAGCCGCAGGAGCCGCAGGAGCGCGCACCTTCGTGGCGCATCGATCCAGCGGTACCGGACAAGATTACAGCGCTGGACAAGCAGCGTGACGAGATTATCGCCAAGTTCGACGATGGCGAAATGACCGGCGCTGAAATGCGGGCCCAGCTGAAGCCGCTCGAAACCGAGATGGAGCAGCTTAAGACGAAAGTCATGGCGGCGGACATCGCGAAGACGAACGCGATCGACCAATACCGCGACGTCACCATCCCGAATTTCATGTCTGCGCATACCGAGTATCAGCCTGGGACGATCTTGCACACGATGCTCGACGCAGAGGTTCGCCGCCTGCAGCAGACCGCCACAAACCCGCTGAGCCCGAAGATCCTCGAGCAGGCGCACACGAATATCTCGTCGCAGGTCGAGAAGGCCTATGGCGTGAAGAAGGCGGCTACCAAACAGGACACGCCGAAACCAAACGCAAGCGGCACAGGACGTCAGGTGCCGCCTACGCTGGGCACCGTGCCGGCAGCGGATGCCAATGACGCAGACGACGGCGGCGAGTTCGCCTGGCTGGACCGTCTCGCAAACGAAAACATGGAAAAATACGAAACCGAACTCGCGAAACTCTCGGACGAGAAACGCGAGCGCTATTTGGCCGAATAGGAGCCTGAATGTTGCGACTTGCCGTGAAGCTGGGGGACGCGGTGCGGATCGAAGGTTTTGGCCTGATCCACGTCGAAGAGAAGTCGGGGCGCAGCGTGCGCCTCGGCTTCGAAACAGATCAAGGTCCGATCACGATAATCAAGCGGGAAGACACTGAGGCCGCACTCACGCGGCGTCAGCAGCACATGGTCTATTAAGGCTCAAGACGTTCATCCCCTGTACGGCACATTAGAAACACTGACATCTACCTCGTCATATTGGTAGTTTTGGAGAAGTATTCTAACGCTCTGTTCGTTGAGTAGAGGATGCGCGCTAGGTCCGATTGTAATGCGCGATATCGGTAATTTCCCGAGCGGGGGGATGGCGAGAAAGGGAACCAACAGCCCCCCTCTTGCAAAGAACTGCACGTCACGCTGATTCTGCCTCTCTCGTTTAATCAGAAACCGCCATTCCTTCTCTTCCCAAAATCCATGGTGTTTGATTCGAGGAGCCCGTCCTATAACCGCGTTCGCTGCTAGTTCGGTCGGCGTCAAACTTGTGGGGCCCAAGAGGTCGTCAAAGTCCGCCAAAATTACATCAAGCAGGCGCTCGAGGTTGTCTCGCGCAGCAGGCTCATCCAAATACTCGATTTCAGCGGGGAAACCTCCTGCGGCTTCAAACATATCTGCCAAGCGGTCTCCATGGAACGTGATGCTGATACCTTGATTTCCCCCTCCGTAACCACGCCACTGGCTGAGGAGATCATGGTCTTTGCAGAAAGATGTCGCGAAAATCGCGGGGAGATTTTCATCACTCAGACCGTTAATAACTTCCTTGTCGTACTGGTAGTGCATCAGGGGGCGGTGCTCTACGAAGCTATGCAGTACCGTTTTGGCTATGCCGAATCCGAAGAGTTCGGCAGCATCATTGAGGTACATGACGTTCGAGGCTCTTAGGCCGCTTTCCAATATACTCTGTAAGACGTCGATTTTAGTGTAGTGAGTAAGCAGTTTCGGGACGGGTTGTGACACAGTGGAGGTCCGTTCAAGTTTGTTGTCATACCAGCTATAGCACCGAAGGCGTGTCCGGCTTTTCGGACGGGAACGGGGACCTGCACTTGTCCCAGTATTCTTCGCATTTCTGAGTGGCGGCTCGAGCATTATCCACCCAACCCGTGTTTGGCAAAGGTGGAGACCCTCGAAACGGTTTTGGGTACCATCCGGACCACTGCCATTTGCCTTTTGTCGGGCCGTGCATCTCCTTCCTGATGCGGCCCAGCGCGGATTCGCCGTCGTAGCCAGTCCAATCATAATCGGTCGGTGGGTCGCTTGCGTCTATCTGCGTTCGGCGCCAGTGGTATTTTGGCTGATACTTGGTCGTCATGAGAAACCCTTGAGATATTCCAAGAACACCGCCGTTGATCGCCTTCGTCTAAGCTGGTATCAAATTGAGACGTAAACTCGGCGCATGAGTGCCCTCGCAAGGATAACGCGATGGCTCTCCCCTCTGTTCACATCATTTGCGGCTTTGCAGGCGGCGACGGCAACCAGCCGACGTCGAAGCAAGCGCTTCTGCGGCTTCCTCAGTGGTCGGAGGAGCCCGCCGCTGGCGTGCCGACGACGAACGGCGCAGCTGATAACGGCGCGATGAAGCCGATCCTCCGCATCACCAACACCGTGGACATCTACCTGAGCGTCGGAAAAGCGCCGAACCCGGCGATAAGCCCGCGTTTCGCTCTCCGCGCCTCCGACGCGCCGCACGATATTTACGTGGAGCCAGGCGACAAGGCAGCTTGGGTGGCTGCATAATGGTGGGGCTGCGCCGGGCTATTGGCCCGCTCACGATGCCGAGATCGTTGCGGAACCTTCAAAAAGGTAGGAGCAGAAGCTCCGGCAGCGGGCCGGCTCCGATCGCTGTAGCTCTCGATGCCCCGATCAAGTCCACCAACGTCGCGAAAACCTATGCAGCTTGGTCGCCGCACCGTGTTAACGACACCTATTCTGGGCCGACGATCCGGTTGAAGCGTCTCAGTGACAATGCTGAGATGGATTTTGCGCCGGGGCCAACAGGAGAGCTGAAGCCGGAACAGGTCGACGCTTGGAGCCCTGCGGGCAATGAGGACGTCGTGAAGGTCTATTCGACCATCGCTGGCGTTCCTGACTTAACTGCGCGTGGCACGGTGGCGTTTCGTCGCTCTGGAATTGCGCAGAGGTTCGGCACGAGCATTGACTTGGCAACAGGTCAGCTTACCCGCCTTACGAACCAAAGCGGGCTTGGGCTTGATTTGGCGGGCATCGGCGATCTGGTGACTTTGACGCCAATCCCTGCAGCAGTCAGCGCCAAGGGAATGAAGGCTTTCCAATTGGTAAGCCTTCACACCCGGAAGATTGCAAGCAACGATACGACAGACCCAATTGGCGGTGGCAACAACACCCGCGAAAACCTGTTGAACTACGGCGTTAGCAACACTGCACAATTCTTGAATTACATGGGAGGGGGCACCTTCCTTGACGTAGGACGTGTTCAAGCTGGAGGCCAGCAAACGCAGCTCACCGGCAGAGGTGTTTCGCGATACGTGGCCCGCAGCCAGATGGTCACGATGGAGGTCATAGACCTCGCGGCTTACAAGCAGATCGAGCATGGTAAGCGCGTAAAGAACGGTGCCTACGTCGCCGCCACTGCAACTGGTATTGCGGCGGGTGAGCTTGACAATGGATATGTCGGGGTAGGATGCGCGCTCTCAGGCGTCGGCGTATTTGGTACGACCAGCCGCATGAATGGCATTTGGGGCGGGTTGATCCTCATGGATGCCTCTACATCCCCATCCGAAGATTTTCTTGTCCAGGCAACAATGTCGGCAATTGGTCAGGCCCATATGGTCATATCGAAAGCCGAATTGAACGCGATGACAGACGATGGAGTGAACTATGCCTTGGCTGATGCTGGGACCGGCCGCATCACAGGAAAAAACAGCAAGTTCACGTTGCAGCTCAACACCTCTGGAAGCACATGGGCATACGCTTACACACATCCAGAGCTTGGCGTAACAGGTCTACGAAGCCCTGATCTTTCCACGCTCAATTCGTATCAGGCGACCGATAATTACTTCTGGGATGCCATCAACGGCGGCGCCATCACCTTTGGCTTTACCGAAACGAACGCTCAGGCAACGAACCTCGCATGGCAATTCGCTATGGCAGCAGGCAATCCTCAGTCAGACAATCGCGGCGACTGGTCTCTTGCCCTGGGTAACCACCACTCAACCCCCAATCTCGTAACAAAGCCTGCGGCATCGAGAGATCCGCAAGGGTTGGTTACGGGAAATAGAATGTATGCTGACGGAACTCAATTCGGATCGGTCAACTTCGATAGTGCGAAGGCGCAAGAGGACGGAAAATACGCATACAACACACCTCACCGTTTGTTGGACCCGACAGCCGCAGACAACGCCGGTTACGTCTACACGCTAGCAACGTGGGCTAATAAAGACCCTAACGTACCTAAGAAACTGCGCGATCCAGTTTTCCCTGCCACTCCAGGCAATGTGACTTATCCCTTCAAAGTCGATCATCTATGTTTGCAGATCGCAACATGGGTACCGAACTCTTTGTTTGATCGCAGCGCGCCTTACGAAACTCGAAAGCCTCACCTTTCGACAGCGTCAAACAGATCATACGTCAGCGGCGGTGGGATATGTCCCCTTGGGCATGTCGATGGCTCGATCGCAATCGACGACACTGCGCCGGTTCGCGATGCTGACGAAGGCCACAGGATCCAGACACAGTTCTTTCAGTACCCGTGGCAGGGGGTCCGAGCTGGCCTCGATGTTGTCGATTTCGGCAAACGGTCGCGGATGCCATGGACATTCGTTGAGGCGCAGAAGCTGCAGGTGAATAACTACAAGCGCTACGCAGCTTGACGGCAAGTGGTAAGCTCTCGCATCTTCCTACCCTACTCTTGGAGGGTGACGATGACTACGTTTGTGAACATGACAGAGCTTGCGGATAAGCTTAGCCAGCAAGGCGCGCACCAGGAACTTGTCGAGGCCATTAACGACTGCCACTATGCAGCTTCTGCATTGGGCGACCTACTCACCGTCAGAGAAGCCGTCGCTAAGCTTATTGAAATACAAGACGATGAAGCGCTGAATAGGGCCTTCGGTGCGGCGCTAACGACGCATGCAGTCGTGATATATTGCCGAGCTATGGCAAAGAAAAACAACGCCCGGCCGCATGTGGACGTTATACGCGACTTCACCGACAGCGATCTCTTGCTCCATAATGAGATCCTGTCCTTGAGAGATAAGGCAATCGCGCACATAGACCGACCAAAGGGTCAATTCGCCATTGTCTGGAGAAAGGAAGCTGTAGCGCTCCTCAATGACGCCGAGGGCAATGTATATTTGTCGTTTCCCACAACCACCGCAATTGCTTTGCCGACGTTGAAAGAGGCACTGTTTAACCTGTCAGAAAAGGCAATCGTGACCGCGACGGGTATCCGCGATGGTCACCAGAAAAAAGCAGCTGAAGAGTTCATGAAGTTTTCACATCCCCAAGAGTTTCAGGATATCGTCAGATCCTGTCTTACCGAGGTCGAAGAATTCTACGGGGTAGAGACCGAACTTGCTGAAAGGATGTTTCATCAACCTCGGCACTCGGAATAAGCAGCCGGCAGCAAACGTGCTGTTGATCGAAAAGTCTAGCCTGAGTGGCTGGCCACGTCCTTCCATTTCAGCCCGGCGCAAACTATAACCGGAGCATCACGCCCGCGCATGAGTGCGGCTTCTCGATAGGAGCCCACGCATGCCAATCGTTATCGGACTCGGCGATGATGCCGAGTGGAAAGACCCGCTCAACCTTTTTGGTGGCGAGGCACCGGGTCTAGCGCCTTCAACCGGTAATGTAGATCAACAAAAACCAGACCAGAATATGCGCGTTTCTATGCCTGAAGGCATGTCAGAGCGCGATTGGAACGACACCGTCAACACGGTGATTGCCGAGGCGGCGGGCGAAGGCGACGAGGGCATGGCCGGCGTGGCCCATGTCATTCAGAACCGCTCGAAGATTCGCGGTCAGTCCATCGGCGACGTCGTCAGAGATCCCGACCAGTTTACGGGATATTCCAAGCCGGGCCCGAAAGCGCAGGAAGCAATGCGCGACCCGCAAATGCGGGCGAGGGCGGAAAACATCGTCCGATCGGTGATGGCGGGACAAGGAGAGGACCCGACAGGCGGCGCAGATCACTACCACGCCGACTATGTCAGCCCTTATTGGGCGAAGTCCATGGCCGAGACGAAGCGCATCGGCAATCACCTCTACTACAATTCCAAGGCAGGCAATAAGCCGCCCAGCTCCGAGACCGCGTTCGTTTCAGAGAATGATGGTTTGGGCCTATTGGGGCCGAAAGGCCAGTTTGGCGATCTGCTGAAGGGTGAGCAGAAGTCCGACGTTCCCAACCCGAGCGGAAAGGGACTGGCGAGACTCGTAAGGGAGCCAGAAGAGAAAGAGAACAGCGGGGGCGGAAAGCTCAACTTCGTGCACCCCGGTCAGGAGAAAATTGCGCCGCAGTTTGCCGCGATCCTCACTGACACGTCGAAAGCCATGGGGCGCGATTTCACCATCAACTCTGGATATCGGTCTCCGACGCACCGGGTCGAGGCGGCAAAGCCTGGTGGGCCGGGTGAGCATTCGGACGGCACCGCATCTGATATCTCGATGAAAGGCATGAGCGAAGGGGAGCGCGCCAAATTGGTGCGCGAGCTATATTCCCGCGGGGCTCGCCGCTTCATCACCTACAAAAACAGCCCCGACATGCTCCACGTCGACATGAAGGATCAGACGGGCAAGGGCACGCCTTGGTTCATGTTCGACAAGTCAGCCCGCAACATGCCGAATGCGCCGGCGTGGTTCAAGGAAGTGGCGGCAAATCCCGGCGAGGCGTCAGGATCCCGAGAAGCGATCGCATCTTCACAGGGTGATGGCGCCGCCGCGGCTGGTACCGCGATCGTCATGGACGAGAATTATAAAGCTGGTGACGCTTTCGGCCTGTTCGGGGGCGCGGCAAACCCTCTCGAGGTGGAAGCAAAGGCTACGGTGCAAGCCCGCGCAGACGCCGCAGCGGCAGAGGCACAGCGTGTTGAGCAAGAGCGCGTAGCGGCAGAGACCGCTACGAACAATCGGTCCGTTGATGCCCGCATAGCGGACGGCAAGGGTCGCTATGTGGCGGTCAATGAGAGCGAGCTACCGGACTGGCAGAAGCAGTGGGACGAAAAGAACCGCTCGTCCGGCATCGTTGGCGATATCGTCCGGCGCTTCGGTATGGGCGCTGGTAGCACCAGCCAGTCCATCAACAACCTCAATCGGCTTATCGTCTCCAAATTGCCGGGTGGCGACGGTATCAACGAGGCGCTCGATGGGATTGACCGCTGGTGGACTGGAAAGACCCAGAACGAGCAGACCCAAGAGAGTATCGATCGGATGTCTGGCAGTCTTTCGCCAGAAGGCGAGGCGGCTCGAGAGAAGAAGTGGTGGGACGAGGAAAACAAAACGCTCGGACCGGCGTGGAAAGATCCGCGAAGCTATATCGGCACCATTGCTGAAAGCGCCCCGGCGACTATCGCCACTATGGCACCTTCGGGCCTGCTCGCTCGAGGCTCCTTTATGGCCGCACGAGCAGCTGGCGCAACGGCAGAGGCCGCAGCAGCGACCGCCGCAAAGACAGCAACGATCGCCGGGGGCATCTCAGAAGGTCTTTTGGGCGGTGCAGATGCTGCTCTGTCAGTCAAACAGCGCATTGCTGAAATCCCGCGTGAGCAGCTAGTCGCCTCAGAGGCAGTGAAGCAGCTCGTCCAGGGCGGATTATCGGAAGACGACGCCATCAAAGCGCTCAGTGAAGATGCCCAGGTGCAGGCCATGCTCACGGCTGGTGTCATCACCGGAGCCTTTGGCGGTATGGGTGACCGCGCGCTCGCGAAGATCATCGCAGAAGGCGTAGAAGGAGGTATTGCCCGACGGATTGGCGTCGGGGCGGTGAAGGGAATGGTTGGCGAAGGCATCTTCGAAGAAGCGCCGCAGAGCGCCGGCCAGACCATAGCCGAAAACGCCGCGGTAGCGCGCGTGAAGCCTGATCAGGATCTGACGGAAGGTCTGGGCGAATCCGTGGCGAGCGGCGTTGCAGCTGGTGGCGCGATGGGCGGCGGCATGGGTGCCGTCGGCGGCGTTGCTCGTCCGGCCGCACACAACACTGGCCCATCCCCAGAGGCTGGGCAGGCAGCCCCGGAACCAACAGCGCCAGTCGAGCCAGATGACCGCGGACCTCTTCGTCGAGCAGCTGATCACGGCCAGCAGCGCCAGGCAGACCGCGGGGCAGCCGCGAATGCTGGTGTCCCGATCGATGGCCGTCCCGGCGTCAAATCCACCGTGCGCGTCGAATCTGAAGGCGTTGAGCCTTTCATGGGCACCGTTGAAGGTTACGAGGGCGACGAGGCCGTCGTGGTCGATAGCGGCAGCGGGGAAGTCTATCAGGTGCCTTTGGCGAACCTGACCGAGATTGCCCCTCCGGTCGCTGACTACCAGTATCCAGAAAAATCCCAAGACGGCATGCCTGAGCACTCGGCAGATCCGGCGCTGGAGCCACTGGCGCCCAAGTCGGCAGAGGTGACGTCGGAGATGCCCCCGCGGTCCGAAGATATCCCCGCGACAGAGAAGCGCCCAACAAGGCCGCAGGCAGGCCAGCGCGTCATTGTTGATGATCCGGCAGCGGGCCGTTTCTCCGCCCGGATTGAGCGATATGAGAACGGTGGTACCGAGGCCGTGGTCGTCGATGACGAAGGCAAGCCTTATCAGGTGCCCCTCGAGTCGATGAAGGTCAACGGCCTGACGCCGGCGCAGGTCGAACAACAGGACCTCGAGCGTGATCCGCCTATCGAGCGCGAAATCGGCGATGCAGGACCAAACAGCCGAAAGATCGGCGAAAAGACTGTCGTGCTGCCGGATGAGAAGCACGCCGCGCTTTACGACCTTGCCCGCGAGCAAATCATCGCGAAGCGCCTCGGCGGAACCTCCCAGATCGATATGGACAGCGTATTGCCGCAGGAGCGGAAGCGGCTCGCTGACGAATTTCGGATCAAGGTGTCGGATCTGGCGACCTTGGCCGATGACTACCGGTACCGGGCAGAGCGAGCCGCTAAACAGGCGAAGTCCAAGCTTCCGGTCAACATGCATGCGGTGAACGATCGATTGCTGAAACAGCGCCAATCAGCACTGGCGAAAGAAGCCGGTGAGGCACCGGCACAGACCGCCGATGATGGCGCGACTTGGTGGGACGTCGATCTAACCGCACAGGATCGCAAGGGCATTCTTGAGCAAGCGGGCGTCAAGCGCTCTGAGCGACTGACATGGGCGGGCATGACGCCGGGCATCAGGAAGAAGCTCACCGATGTGCGGGACGCGCAGCGCGCCGCGGCGGAAGACGTTGAGACGCTCGCAGGGCAGGGCGAGAGCACCACCGAAGCGGCAGCAAACGAAGCGGCCACTTCGCCTACCAATGACCGTCCGGAGCCCACAGACGCCCAAAAAGAAGCCGGAAACTATAAGGTTGGGCGCCTGAAGCTGGGCGGCCTCGATGTCTCGATCGAAAACCCGGCTGGATCTACGCGCAAAGGCATATCCTCGTCTGGCAAGGCGTGGTCCGTCGATATGAAGAGCCACTACGGCTACATTCGCGGAACCGTTGGTCGCGACAAAGACCACATCGACGTCTTCGTCCGTCCTGGTACCGAAACGCTCGACGATTCCTCGCCGATCTTTGTCGTCGATCAGAAAGACCCGGCACGTGGTCGCTTTGACGAACACAAGGTCATGGCCGGTTTCGACAACGAGGCGCAAGCACGCGCCGCATATCTCGAAAACTACACCGCCGACTGGAAGGGGCTGGGCGACATCACCCAGACCACGCTTGGCGATTTCAAGACGTGGTTGAAGTCTGGCAAAACGTCAGACCCCTTCGCACCGAAATGGTTTGCGTCGCAGGAGAAGGCGGAGGGCTACGTTGCTAAGAACAAGATGGGCGAGACCCACGAGGTTGTTCAGAGAGGTAAGCGCTTCGAACTTTTGGAGCGCGCGCGCACCACGCCAGCGGTCCGCAGCGGGAAAGGCACTGAGCTTGATCCAAACGCTCATCCTTGGTCCGATGTTTGGGGGAGCGATGCCGATGCGGTCTCTGACGCGCTCAGCAGGATCGCCAGCACCAACGGTGGCGACACGCCAATCTCGGACGCTGTAAAGGCCAACGTCGGCAATAAGGAGCTGCTACAGCTTATCGAGCAGCGTTGGGGCGAAGGCGGCGCAGGTGGCAATCGCTACATGATCGAGACCCGGAAGGGACCGATCGTGACGATCACGCTCGAGAAAGACGGTGGCAATCAGCGCATTGTTCTGCGCGGGAAGGATTTGGCTGACGCGATCCGTAAGGAGTTTGCAGTTTCGCTCGAGGATATGCAGAGAGCTGCAAAAGAGCGGGAAAAGCAGGCAGAGACGCCGCAGGAAAAGGCGCAGGAAAAGACGTCTATTCCAGTCAGCGAGAACAAGCTTTTCACCGAAGATGCCGCGGCCAAGGCTCGCGAGGTGCTGCGCAAGAAGCTGTCGGGCAATACGCTGAACAGCGGCATTGACCCAGAGCTTCTTCAGGCGGGCATCACTCTTGCTGGCTATCACATCGAGAAGGGCGCTCGCACATTTGCAGCATATGCATCCGCAATGTTGGCGGATCTTGGTGAAGGCGCGCGTCCTTACCTCAAATCGTGGTATATGGGGGTCAAGTACGACCCCCGTGCAGCAGCTTTTGAAGGCATGTCCAGCGCTGCCGAGGTAGAAGCCGCGGACGTCAACACCTTTACCGGAGCCCGGAATGAACCTGAACAACTGGATCGAGCTGGGGCGCCAGCACTGGAAGGAGTTTCTTCCGAACCGGTACCGGGAGCTGAAAGCGGGCGGGACCCTGGACGAAGCGCTGAAAGCAGCCGCGGAGCAGACTTATTTGGAAGCCGATCAGCTCGAGAAGAACGGATACCAGCCGGACGAGGCGTGGCAGATGGTGAGGGAGAACTATCTCCTGCTGCCCCCGGAAGGAAGCCAGCAGACCGAACCGCAGAGCCAGACGTCGCAGGATCTGATGAGCGCGGCTCGCAGCGGACAGAGAACCGTCGAGATCAGGTAGAAAAGGGACCATTCGGGCCGATCCTTCGCGGCTACGAAGGCAAATGGCGCGAGGCTGCGCTCGAACTGGAAAAGCGTCAAAGCGGCGACGCGATCGGTGCTCTGTCACATAGAGAGGTCGGCCCCATTGATTTGGTGTGGGGCAAGGCGGGTAAAAATCAGCACGACGGCTCTGGCTTGGCTAAGTTGATCGCTTGGCATCCGGAAGTTCTGGCCGATTTGCAGGGCTTTATCGATGGCCTTCATGTCGATCCGGCGTCGAGAACAGAGCGCCGCATCCAGCTTGTAAGCGACAATGGCCGAGCAGGTATCCGGCTTGACTACGACGGGAACGCTAAGACTTGGCTTCTTACTGCATATGATACCAGCGCGCAGCGACGGACTAGCGCAAGCACGCTGGGCCTTAGTGAACTCTGGGCAAGTAAACAATCGGGGGAAAGTGCTGGTAAAAGCGCCACGTCAGACACCGCTTCTACGGACCCGTCGGATGCCATCGCTAGCCGACAGACCAGCACCTTCAACAATATAGCATCTAAGCGCTCCGCTGTCCAATCCGCGGGGGCGGTGCCGGCGCAGCAGCGCCCGTCGGACTATGTCATCACCGATAGCGATGCCTTGGGCGAGGGCGGACAGAAGGCAAAATTCCGATCGAACGTCGCCGCCATCGAGTTGGTCAAGCAGCTCGACGAGCAGAAGAGGCCAGCAACCCGCGATGAGCAATCTGTTCTCGCGAAGTGGGTAGGATGGGGCGGCCTGCGGGCTGCCTTCCCGCGTGAAGATGGCAGCGTCGCCAAGGGCTGGGAAAAGGAAGCGGCGGAGCTGAAATCGCTGCTGACGAAGGAAGAGTATAGCGCCGCCGAGTCATCGACGAGGAACGCGCATTACACGTCGCCTGAAATCGTCGATGCAGCGTGGTCGATTGCGCAGCGCCTTGGCTTTAAGGGAGGCCAAGTGCTCGAGCCATCCGTGGGAGCTGGAAACTTTCTCGGCCTGATGCCAGGCGAAGTGCGCGGCACCTCTCACGTCACCGGCGTCGAGCTGGACCGGATCACGGGCAGTATTGCCAAAAACCTCTATCCATCGGCGAACATTCAGGCCCCGATTGGCTTTGAGAAGCTCACCGTCCCCGATTCCTACTTCGATCTGGCGATCGGCAATCCGCCCTTCGGTTCCGAAAAGCTCTATGACAAAGAGCGGACGCATCTCAACAAGCTGTCGATCCATAATTTCTTCTTTGCCAAGGCGATCGAGACTTTGCGACCAGGTGGCATCCTTGCGATGGTCGTTACGAACCGCTTCTTGGACGGCCAGTCAGCAGCAGCGCGCAACCTGATCCAATCCAAGGCGGATTTCATCGGCGCTATCCGTCTGCCGAATGACGCGTTCTTGAAGAACGCCGGCACCGAAGTCACGACGGACATCGTCATTCTACAACGCCGAGAAGCCGGCGCAGCCCCGAAGGGCAGCGATTGGCTCGAAGTCGTCGACTATCGCGGCAGGGACGGCAACGTCGTACCTCTCAACAAGTATTTCGTCGAAAATCCCGACATGATGCTGGGCGAGTTCGGCGGCTACGGCTCTATGTACGGTCCTAACGAGCCCGCCTTGATCGCTCGAGGCGGTCAGAACACCGTGGCGGAGCTGGCGAAGGCTGTTGAGAAGTTTCCCCAGGACATCATGGGCGATACCGTGCCCATGAGGGTGACAGAAACAGTCACCGTGCCGGAAACTGTCAACGACGTCCAGGTGGGCACGATGTTCTCCGCCCCGGACGGATCAATTCATCTCCGCACCCCTGATCACATCGGCCAGCCCACATCCAAGGCAGTCGATTTCGCCAACGAGACGGCGAAAGAGCGCGTCGCTGGAATGGTCCGAGTGAGGGATGCTTTCGCCAAGCTGAGACGCGCTCAGATCAGTGATACCGCATCGGATCAGCAGATTGATAACCTGCGAAAAAGGTTGAATACCTTCTACGATGCCTTTGTAAACAAACACGGACCTATCAACAGCGACGCAAACAAGCGTCTATTCCGAGACGATCCAACGTGGCCCCAGATCAGCGCTCTTGAGCAATCCTTCGACAAGGGTTTGAGCGCGGCACTTGCCAAAAAAACAGGAGAAAAGCCCCGCGCACCTACTGCGACGAAGGCGGCGATCTTCACGCGGCGGACGCAGCAGCCCTATAAGCGGCCAACCAGCGCAAGCAGCGCGAAAGATGCGCTTGCGACGGTTCTCAATGACTATGGTCGGGTCAACCTCGCGGCCATGTCAGACCTATATGGCAAGTCGCAAGAAGCCACCGTCGAAGAGTTGGGGGCTCTCATATTCAAGACGCCTTCGGGCGCCTATGAGACTGCAGATCAGTATCTTTCCGGCAATGTGAAGCAAAAGCTTGCAGAGGCCGAACGCGCCGCCGAGCAGGATCCGGAATACCGCCGCAATGTGAATGCGCTGCGCGACGTGGTCCCAGCCGACATCGAGGCGATCGACATCGATGTGAAGCCAGGCGCTCCATGGTTGCCGGCGAACCATGTCGAAGACTTCATTGCTCATATCGCTCAGGGAGCGGTAAAGCCGCGCGCCTATTATTCCGTTGCGAATGCGAAGTGGGACCTCACGGTCTCGCAAGTCACGCCGGCGGCGCAGACACTTTGGGGGACTGACAGAGCTGGCGTAGGGACCGTCCTGAGTGCTGTGATGAACGGTCAGACCATCACGATCTCCGACAGAACGTCAGACGGCAAGACTATCATTGATCAGCCTGCAACCGATGCAGCAAATGAGAAGGTGGAGCGCGTAAAGGCCGAATGGCGTAAGTGGCTCTGGCAGGATGACAAACGCCGCGATGATTTGGCGCGGCTCTATAACGACACGTTCAATACCGATGTCATCCAGCAATTCGATGGGGCACACCTTACGTTGCCGGGCAAGGTTGGCGACGACATCATTGAGCTTCGCCCAAGCCAGAAGAATTTCATCTGGCGCACTTTGCAGAGCGGTACCGCTCTTGCTGATCACACCGTGGGAGCGGGGAAGACATTCGCGGCGATCGCCTCGGTCATGGAGAAGCGCCGAACCGGCCAAGCCCGCAAACCCATGATGGTGGTACCGAACCATCTTGTCGGGCAGTGGGCAGCCGACTTCGTGCGCCTTTATCCAGGCGCTAAGGTGCTTGCAGCCACAAAGCAGGATTTTGAGAAGGAGCGGCGGAAACGTCTTTTCGCTCGCATAGCAACCGGCGATTGGGACGCGGTAATTGTAGCTCATTCCTCATTCGGCAGGATCGGCGTTGATCCGAATTATGAGGCGAAGTTCATCCAGCAGCAGATGGATGATCTGGAAGCCTCGCTGGCAGAGGTCCGGCGCGAAACCGGGCAGAAGAGCCGAAACGTGGCGCAGCTGACCAAGTGGCGCGACAATCTGAAAGCCAAGATGGAGCGGTTGCTCGATTCCGGCCGCAAGGATGACGGCCTTACCTTCGACGAGCTGGGCGTCGATGCGCTCTATGTCGACGAGGCGCACGAGTTCAAGAACCTCGCTTACTCGACATCGATGCAACGCGTGGCTGGTCTCGGCAACATGGCCGGATCCTCAAAGGCCGCCGACCTCTACATGAAGTCGCGGTTCATCCTTGAAAAGACCGGTGGCAACAACCTCGTGTTCCTCACTGGCACTCCGCTGTCGAACACGATGGCCGAAATGTACACCGTTCAGCGCTATCTCGACGAGAAGGCACTGCGGGCGATGGGCGTGGCGCATTTCGATGCGTGGGCGCGTGTCTTTGGCGAAGTCGTCACCGATTGGGAACTGTCACCGTCTGGTCAGTATAAGCTCAACAGCCGCTTCTCGAAGTTCGTGAACGTTCCGGAGCTGATGCAGCGGTACCGCAGCTTCGCCGACGTCATCACCAACGACGACATCAAGGCGCAGCTGGCCGCACAGGGCAAGAAGTTCCCTCTGCCAAAGGTCAAGGGCGGCAAGCCTACCAACATCGTAGTGGAGCGCTCCCCAGATCAAGCAGCTTACATTGGTGTGGGGCAGGCCGATGATGCCGGCAACCTGGTGTTCCCGAATGGGTCTCTTGTCTGGCGGGCAGAGAACCTGCCGAAGAAGGCCGAGAAGGGCAAAGACAACATGCTGAAAGTCATGTCGGACGCCCGCAAGGCGGCGCTCGATATGCGTCTGATCGACCCAAGCTATCCGGATCACCCAAAGTCGAAGATCCATCGTGCCGCAAACGAGATGACGCGGATCTACAAGTCGTCAAAAGAAGATCGCGGTACCCAGCTCGTCTTTATCGACCTCTCGACGCCGAAGAAGGCACAGGCCGCAGAAGCTGCACGTCTTCGCGACCTCATGGAGAAGGCAGACAATGGCGATGAGGCGGCGATCGAGGCGCTCGACAAGATTTCTCCCGACGAGCTGCTCGCGCTCGAGAGCACGTTCTCCGTCTACGATGACCTGAAGCAGAAGCTTATCGATCGCGGCATACCGGAAAGCGAAATCGCCTTCATCCACGATGCCAACACTGAAGCGCAGAAGGAGGAATTGTTCGGAAAGGTGCGTTCAGGCCGCGTCCGCTTCCTCTTCGGCTCTACCGCGAAGATGGGCGCCGGTACCAACGTTCAGAACCGCCTCGTCGCGCTGCATCACCTTGATGCACCGTGGCGTCCTTCCGACCTCGAACAGCGTGACGGGCGAGGGATACGCCAGGGCAATGAACTATATGCTGCCGATCCGGAAGGTTTCGAGATCGAAATCCTCCGCTATGCCACGAAGAACACGCTTGATGCTCGCCAGTGGCAGACCATCGAGGCCAAGGCGCGGTTTATCCAGCAGGTGCGCAAGGGCGACATGAAAACCCGCGAGATTGAGGACATAGCGGGCGAAGCCGCGAACGCCGCTGAAATGAAAGCAGCAGCTTCCGGCAATCCTCTCATCCTCGAGGAGATGGACACGCGCCGCAAGCTGAGACAGCTTGAGGGCCAGTCTATCGAGCACGATCGCGAGCAGCATCGCGTGAAGGGCAAGATCAAGTCGCTCGAAGATGAAGCGGACCGGTTGCAGCGTGGTCTTTCAAAGGTCGAAGCCGATGCCGATTTGGCGCGGAAGGTTCCCGAGGAGTTCGCCGGTACCGTCGGTGGTGAAACGTTTGAAAAGCGCAAAGACTTTGGCGCGGCCATCGTCGCGGCGATGCGAAAGGAGCTGATCGACAAGGAAGGCGTTCGCGAGATCGGCGAGTATGCCGGTTTCAAGATCGGCATTGACCCTTTGGGATTTGGCAGAGCGTTTAACGTGACGCTTGAGGGCGCGCGGGAATACACTGTTCCAGTCGACGACGCTTCCGACGTCGATGCTGCTGGTCTCGCGCAGCGCATCATTAATACCGTGAAGCGCCTCGCAAACCAGCCAGCGATCGACAAAGAGCGCATCAGCGAGGCAAAAGCGCAGGTCCCCGCCCTGCAAAAGCAGATCGGCGCGTGGGAAGGCGCTCAGGAGCTTGCCGATATAGCCGCTCGCCATCGCCGGATTTTGGACGCGCTGAAGCCTCAGCCCAAGAGTGCCAAGACGTCAGTCAAGGTCGAAGCTGGTGAGGTGGACGCCCCGATCGCGAACAAGCGTCCTGATCCTGTCGTCATAGCCATAGCCAATGATCTGCAAACCGTCGGCATACCGGCTGCGCCCAATAGCACGGCCATCTTCCAGTGGGCGAAGGACACTATTGCTCGCTTCGGAAAGTCTGGGCACGAATACCTTATGGCAGTCGATGACGATGGAAGCGTGGTCGAGTTTGGTACCGCCAAGAAGAAGGCAGCGACCGGTATCAACAACAAGCTCTATGGCGCGCTCCTAAATCCTGATCGCCGTCTGGTCGTGTTCCACAATCACCCGAGCAACGGCCCGCTGAGTGTCGCGGATATCTCAATGATGGGCTTGCCCGGGTTGCACTCGGTTTGGGCCTTCGGTGCCAATGGCATGCAAATGCGCGCCGTTCTCACCCCGGAGGCGGAAGCCGTCATGCGTGCCGCAGCGGACCCCAATCAGACCGTGAAAGCGTGGCGCGACATCTTGTCTTCAGCGCTTGAGCAGGTCGATGCGTTCTTACGCCCTCTCGTCACTGGCGGTTCGATCGATGTTGAGGCTGGTAATACGGCCTACACCAATACGGCGACAATTCTGGCCCAAAAGGCCGGTCTTATCGACATTTCCTCAAATACGAACTATGATACCTCCGCCATCGAGGGCTTGAATGCCAAGCTCGATAAATTGGCGGTCGCTCTGAAGGAACAGATCAGCGATGGCACAGCAGGCAGCACCGATAAGGGGATTTCACGACGACCCGCCCGCGACGTTCGACACGTTGCAGAGGTGGAGGGATTGGCACGCATCGGTGAGCCAGTGGTCGGCACGCGACCCGGACCGGCAGGCCTATCTGAAACAGGCGCGCCAGATTATCAGAGAAAAGAGCGCCGAGCAGAACGACAGCCAGGCCGTGTCGAACGCGTAACCCAATCGCGCATCGTCGAGGAGCTGCGCGGTAAGCTGACCGATTTGCAGCCTGCGCTCCTGAAAACCATCCCTCTCAACTATTTCTCAGAACTTGCTCGATCGAACATGACGGCGGTTGGCGACTATCTGCGCGTCAAGCGCTTGATGGATGCCTTCAGGGGGACGAAGCATGCCGAGGCCGATTCCGTGGCACAGGAGTGGTTGAAATACACCCGTCTCGGGTATGCCGGCAAAGACAAGGCCAAGGCGCAGGAGCTTTCTGACCTGATGCATGACGCTACCCTCGCTGGTGTCGATCCAGCGGCCACCGACGAAGAGACCAAGGCTCTCGCTGGCTATGACCATTTGCGCAAGCGTTTCATGGCGCTGCCGCCAAAGGGGCGGGAACTGTATGTGAAGGTCAGGGACGCGTATTGGGAGCAGTCGCAGGAGCTTGACGACATACTGCTCGACAACGTCCGCAAGGCACAGCAGATCGCCGAGAAAAACGCCGAGGATCGTTACAAGCTCACGATGCAGAAGATCAAGGACGCTGGACTGACCGGCATTGATCGCAAGAACGCCGAGGAAGACGCCACCAGCGCCTACAAGGCGGAGACGACCAAATCCCGGTGGGCAGCGAAAGCCCGCCTGACCCGGATGCGCATTGCGTTCGAATCGAGCCGGGTGCAGCCTCCATATTTTCCTCTTGGCCGTTTCGGTCGGTATTTCGCGACCGTGCGGGACATCGATGGAAGGGTGCTGAGCTTCTCAAAGCATGAGACCGTCGCTGAACGCGACCGGATGGCGCGTGAGCTGCGAGCTGAATATCCGGCCGGAAAAGTCGAAGTTGGTGTAATGGAAGCCAGCGGCGACATGCGCAAGGCTATGGATCCGCGCATCGTCGCAGAAATCGAGGAGATTTTGGGAGGCGCGAACATTGGCGGCGACGTCATGGATCAGATATGGCAGCGATACCTCGAGTCGATGCCAGACCTGTCTACCCGCAAGCGCTTCATCCACCGAAAGGGCACTGCGGGTTACAGCAAGGATGCGCTGCGCGTCTTCTCCTCACACATGTTCCACGCCGCCCACCAGATTGCACGCCTAAAATACGGCCTCGAGCTTCAGGAGCTGGTCAACAACACGGTTGACCAGGCGAAGGAGAGCGACGATCAGACCCGCGCCATGACGTTGGCGAATGAGCTTTCCAGCCGGCACAAGTGGGTGATGAACCCGACTGGCAGCAAGGTCGCTCAGACGATGACGAGTACCGCCTTCGTGTGGTACCTCGCTGCATCCCCCGGTGCTGCTCTGGTCAACATGACGCAAACTGTCATGCTTGGCCTGCCTATTCTGGCTGCCAAATTCGGGGGCTTCAAGCAGGCAGCAGTAGCGCTCAGTAAAGCTTCCGCCGATTCTGTAGCTGGCAAGGGCAGTGTGGTTAGCGATCGCCTCGCACCGGACGAGCGGCGAGCGATGGACGCGTTCTACGAATCCGGGTTGATCGACAGAACACAAAGCCATGATCTCGCAGGGGTGGGCGAAACGGGTGTTGAGTATACGCCTCTCCGGGCAAAGGTGATGGAGAAAATTTCTTGGGCTTTCCATCGCGCCGAGGTTTGGAACCGTGAGGTGACTGCACTCGCGGCGTACCGTATGGCTCGCGCCGCAGGTCAGAATATGTCTGACGCGATCGACACCGCTCACGATCTGACGTGGAAGACGCACTTCGACTATTCCAACAGCTCGAGGCCCGCCGTCCTGCAGAACGACTTCGCAAAGGTCGCTCTCGTTTTCCGCCAGCACAACATCAACATGCTTTATCGCGTGGCGCGTGACATCCACCAGTCGGTAAAGGGCGAAACTGCGCAAGCTCGCCGTGAAGCCCGGTACCAGCTCGCCGGCGTGATGGGGATGATGGCGGCTATGGCTGGTGTGACAGGGACAATGGGCTTCAGCGTTGCCATGATGATCGCAGGGGCGATGTTTGGCGACGACGATGACCCAATGGCGTTCGAAGATCAGTTCAAGGCCGACGTCGTCGATATCCTTGGGCCGCAGTTGGGTGGGGTTCTTCTGAACGGCGTGCCAGGCCATTATCTCGGAATCGACCTCTCTTCACGCATCGGCATGCCGGATCTGTGGTTCCGCTCGCCTACAAGGGAGCTCCAGGGGAAGGACGAGTACCAATACTGGCTATCGCAGAGCCTCGGCGCAACGGTCAGCTTGGGTGAGCAGCTTTACACCGGCTTCAAGGTCATGACGGATGATGGCGACGTGGCCCGCGGCATTGAGATGATGGCGCCGAAGGCGGTTCGCGACCTGATGAAAGCCTATCGCTACTCGCAGGACGGCGTTGCGACGATCGGCAAGGATCAGATCCTCAGTGCTGACCAGATCGACGCGACGGATATTGTCGCGCAGGCCATGGGCTTCACCCCCGCCAAGATTGCAGAAACGTGGGAGCGAAACAGCGCACTGAAGAACGCAGAGACCCGCGTCAAGCGCACCCGGCAGTCGTTGATCAACAGATGGGCGATGGCGACGATGGCGGGCGACAAGGATGCCGCGGCAGAGGTGCTGGAAAGCATCAAGCGGTTCAACTCTCTCCCTGTCCACGCTGGTTTCCCGATCAAGGAAGAAACCCTCAAGCGCTCGATCCAGACACGCGCCACCAACGCGGCAAAAAGGGAAGACGGCGTCCTGATCGGCAACAAGGCGTTGGGGGCGTCGCTGAGAGAGAGATTGGCTGATCCAGTCTACCGATAACGAAAAGCGCCGCAGATGCGGCGCTTTTTTGGTTTATGCCGGATTTTCTAATGGGCTAAGGATTTAGCCCGATGCCGACTTGCCGGGATCGCAGCTGCTCTTGAACAGCTTTCGGCCACTGCCATTCGGGAATTCCCGCCTCGCTGAGCGCCGCGCCTATCATTTCAGCAGGCACACCTTGTTCAAGTGCAGCGTTGGCCTGCGCCAGCGCTTGTTCGGGGCTCGGCGCGTTCGCTGCCTGGGTGCCACCGCTGGCGGCAGCCTTTGCTTTCATGTCTTCAAAGCGTCGGGTCACGCCTTCTTGAGCGCGTGGAGACACCCCTCCTATGGTCCGCGTTTTTGGCCGAGAGGTTGCTTCGTCGTCTTTCTCCCGACGATCATTTGTTTTTGCGGGGGCTGCTTTACCTTCAGCCTGCTGAACAGGTTTACCGGTCGCCGTATCGACAAGCACCTTCCGCTCGGTGGGAGGCTTGGCACCAACGCCAGCTAGGCCAACTTGACCGTCCCCACGTTGCAGTGAGACCTCTTGGTCGATCAGCTTTTCCTTCTCCTCTGCCGACATGTCATCGAACTTCTTGTCGGTACCGCCCAAACCACCGTCGAACCTTTTGCGCAATGATGTGATGGCGTCGCCGCGATGCTTGTTATCGCCAACGCCGTATTGCTTATCGATTTTCTTCTTCTCTTCGTACTGGCGCAACTCTCCGGCATCTTTATCCGCCGCTGCGCGAGCTGCTCTCTGGCTTTCCCACGCAGCCTCGGGGTTTGCGAACCGCGCTATGACGTCAGGAATCCTGTCGTTTGGAACGTCAGAGTAGCTTTCCTTTCCATCAGGGCCAGTGGCGTAGATCCGCATCCCAACCGCGGGGCCTCCTGCCTCTCTCACGATGGGCTCGTATCGCAGGCCTTTGAGTGGGTTGTTGCCATACCCTTTCAGACCAGCAATTGTGACGGTGTCATTAAGGGCTCCGGCATAGTCGCCGGTCTGTGCCTTCGTGATAGCGCCGGCAAACAGGCGCGCGCCGGTCTTCGCGTCCTCGGTTTCGCCCCACTTCTGGACCCTGTCTGCGTTGTCGATGTCACCATTGGCAAGATAGGTGTTTCTCATTTTCGGGAGAGCGAACTTGTTCCAGAATTGGTCGAAGTCGCCCGGCTGCTGAGTGCCGGCATTGACCTGCGCGTCGAACGTGGTCTTAGCATCGGCATTAATCTTGTCGATTTCAGTGCGCTGAGCGATTGCGCGGTTATATTCGACGTCTTGCCGATCAGACAGCACCTTGGCGCGCTCGTCGGCGACCTTTTTCCGCTCTTCGTTCTCCCAGCCTTGCCGGATCTGCTGCCCCTTGGCAAACCCGTCCATGAAACCGCCCAAACCGATTGCGAAGCTCATGCTGCTTTGTCCTTCTGAGTTTTAACCTTTGGTACAGAACCCTTGCGGGTGGGGGCTTCGGAGCCGCCGAGGCCGATTGCTTCAATGACAGCTTCCAGCTTGTTGTCGACGTCCTGGACGGCCTTCATGGTGATGCCGATCGCATCCTGCGCAGCAATGTTCTGCCCGTCGCCCAAGCCAGTCTGCTTGGTGAAGTCTTGGGCATAGGTGCCGATGTGGCGCCCTTCGTCGGCCACGCCTTCCTTATAGTCCCAAGCCTCAACAGGCATTGCCTTCAGCGCCTCGAGCGCTTCGCCGTCTTCGATGGTCTCTTTGTTCTCTTTCGCGTTCTCGTCTGACTTGAATAGCAGCCCGCCGATTCCGCCCAAAAAGCTGCCGATGCCTTGCGCCCCAGCCGCATTCATTTGCTGCTTCGTCTTCCAAGCGTCCAGCTGCAGGCCATACTGCTGGTTCAGCGTGCTCGCCTGGCCAGCATATCCCTGCATAGCACCGCTAAATCCAGAGTTCATGATGGTGGAGGCAGCAAGCGCCTGGCCGTTCGTCGCTTGGTTGCCCGATAGAGCGGTACCGCTTGCCGCGACGCTGCCGCCTGCACCCGCGGCGGCTTGCGCTGGCAAGCCTTTCCCGAGGTTAACTACGTCGGCCTTCAGAGCGAGCGCCTTATCCCTTACGCCCTGCCTTGCCGTATTGGCCGCGCCAGTTTCAGCAAGTGAAACGCCGAGGTCAGAGGCTGCCTGGACACCGGCAAATCGACCGCTGCCGGGTGTGACACCCATAGAAGCATTGGCGCGCTCTGTGGCCGCGCGATTGGTGGCTGCCGCGGTCTGGACGTCGGCGCGGGCTTCCGCAGCCGCTTCCGCCTGCTTGGCCTCGGTACCATAATTCTTGGCCTCATTGATGAACTCGTCTTCGATGGGCTTGTAGACGCTCTCGTAGCGGGCACGATCTTCTTTCGACCATTTAGCCTGGTCAGTCGCGAGACCTAGCTGCTGTTCGGTGACTTTGTTGGTGAGGGCGTCGAGCTCTTTCTGGCGAGCCTCCGAGACAGTGAAGGCATCCTTGGCGAACGCAAGCCAGTTTTCACCGGTCTGCGCCTGCATGAGAGCGGCTTTGCCAATCTGAGGATCTGGTGCTGGTGCTGAATTGCTGCTTTTGCCCATAGTGCTGCCTTCTGGTGAGGGTCAGCGCTCATGCGCAATTTGCTATCTATATATCGCGATGCCCGGTTTTTCCAGCGAAGCGTTCTGGTAGCCAGCGGCATTCCTCCCGCAACATACCGTAGACAATCAGATCTTCGCCGGCATCGCCTGCCTTGCGCATGAGACCTTCGCGCTTGAAGCCGAAATGCTCGTTAAATCGGATCGCGTCGGCATTATTGACCGAGACAAAGCTGTTGAGGCGAGGGTAGGCGAGCTGGATGAAGGGGTAGGCGAAAACCTTGATGATCAACTCGCGTGTGATCCAGCGCCGACCGCCATCGGACACGACCGATACCCAACAGCCGCGGGTGGTGAAGGAATCGAAGACGACAATCCCGTGGATGTCGTCGCCCGTGCATATTGCAATGGCCTTCGCGTCGTCGCGAAAGCTCAGCTTGCCGCGCCTAGCTGCAAGCGCAACCAGCTCGTCACTCGGCGAGTAGATAACCTGCTTCGTCACCGTATAAGCTTCCCCTGCAAGGCTTGAGCGACGGTGTTAAGGCGGTTCGATATCTCCTTGATGTCCTTGAGCAAGGAGTTGAAGTCGTCTGGAGTCGGTGCCGCTGACACCTCTTTCGTCTTCACCTGGGCGAGCTGGAGCAGCTCACGCACGTCCTCGAGCCGAACAGCAGCTCGCTCTCGCGACCCGGAGCGTGAACCGTCAAGCACTTCGAGCTTTTCGATGTGATTTGGCTGCATCTTTTAAACTCTCAGTTCATCGACAGAGGTCGCCAAAGATATGCTGCCGATCGGGATGTTCGACTGAACTGCTATCTCCCAGCATCGCGCGTTCTTCGCCGCCAAGCGGCACACAGAACCTATTTTGGTTGCGGTGCCGACCAGCACGCCGTCAGCAAACACACTGATGCTCGCTGACATGGGGGGAGGCAGGGGTAGTAGGGCGTCGTCGCCTAGTGCCAATTCTCCGAGAGTGCTGTCATTGACAGCCGACATGAGGTGCCCAGACGCAAATATCGCAGCGTTCTCTGCAGTAATTCTCGCTCGCTCGGCTTCGACCCTGGCACCATCGCTCGCGTCGCCGATCGAGCCCTGATCCACCAGAATTGCGCCAAACGTGCCAGGCCGCGGCATCCAGAACTCTTTCGAGCGCCAAGAGTAAGGCTCCGGAAACCCTGCCGGATCATCAAAACGATAGACGTTTGTGTCTCCGGGCCGCTTAAAGAAAAGTGCCGAGGTCTCGATGTCGAAAAACACTGCATCGGCGGTCTCGCCGGATCGGGTAAGGAATGGCGCGGCGTTGATGTTGATGAATAGCGCGCCGGCAGATCTGTTCCCAGCGACGTCTGTCTTGTCATAGAACATCAGATAAATGTTGCCATGCTGAGCGCCAAGGGCGGTCTGCGGGGAAAGCGCCTGCCACTCATCGCGGCGGAATAGCTGTTCCGTGACGAAGTCGACCTCTCCCGATGCTCTGACGGAGACAAGCCCGTCATTGCTGGGGTAGCAAATAGCGAAGCCCAGATCGACGATGCCGCGGGCATTTATGCAGGGGAAATTCGCCTCTAGCTTTACAGCCTGCATGGAATCGGGGTGAGAGCCGGTCATCATGTAGGGGTTCGCTTTGGTCAGCACCACGAGAACCGCACCGATGGAGGCAAGACCGACAACATCGCTGTCGCATGCCATGACATACTTTTCAGGCCAGGCATGGGGGCGCCATGGTTCGCAGAAGTAGACATCGCGCCCGACAAACGCTGCCATCATACCGTTGGGCATCGACGTGATGCCAGACAGGCCGTCTTTGGGCTCATCCCAGCCAGCTGACGGTAAAGCTTCCTGAAACGCGTCTACAGCAATATTGTCGACGAAGTCGCTGGCCGATGCTGCCCGTTCTTTGATCAGATAAAGATATGTGCCGCTGGATCCGGTTTGCGACCGGTAGATGCGCTGAAGTGTGATAGATCTGCCGGCAGGCGCAGCAGCGAAACCGCTCAACGTGACGGTTTGACCCGGCTTCCAGTCCACGCGCGGAGACGCGGGGGATGGCGCGGTCTCTTCACCGAAGCTAGTCACGAACGTGTAAACATAGGTGCGCGTCTGAGTGTCGCCTGTGCCCGCACCTTCAACGGCTGCTGCCAGTGCTGAAGTAGGGCGAGGGACGCGTAGCGGGTAAACGGCGTTCGCAATGCGAACCTTTGGGGCGCCGTCGCCGGTGTAATAGAGGCGGTCCTGCGCTACAGGGCCGGGCACTGCATCAACGTCGGTAGACCATGACAGCCATTCGCCCTGATGGCGATAAATCGTCTTAGCGCCAGTGGTGACGCTTTCGCCGGTTTGCAATGAACCGTTGATAGGCGTCAAGCCGCCGTCATCGAGACGAACGCCGATAGCTTCTGTTGCGGCCGTTTCGGGCAAAAGACGCGGAATGATCAGCGGCTTTTCGCCGGCAAAGGCGGACAGGGTAATACGAGCCAAATCTAGCCTCCTTGCTTACGCGCGCGAAGCGTCAGGCCACCATGGCCTTTACCCACATCTCGTCCACTTTGGCGGGAGATAAGGCGAGCGCCTGTGCGATCAGCAAAAGCGTTGGGTGAGCCCTGTTGAAACTCTGAGCATCGGCCCACTCGATTTCGGCCTCTTGCTTCTGCAATCCCTCGGGCATCGCTTCTATGAGCGCTTCAACACTGGCGAGGGCGATGCCTTCGCGAACAAGCGTTAGGCGGAGTTGACGCCGGGTGACAGGAGAAAGAACGACCTCTGGGGTAAAGGGGAGCCAATCGCCGTCCTTCCAGACTTGCCGGGCGTCGTGCGGAGGCGTGGGGACCTCGATCCCTTCGCTCATTTCTGCGGGCATAAATTCGTCGGGGCCGTCATAGCTACCCCGATAATTTCCGTTATGATCTACGAAGAAACGCTGTGTCATAGGCTCGCCCTCAAAATCACTTGCCAGCTTCCAACAGACGCCGTGAACGGCACGCCGGTTATCTTGTTGGCAAGAGAAGCTAGCCCGGCGCTACCGATCCTTCCAAAGATCGTTGTCGCGTCCCTGTATACTTGGATGCCGTAGCCTCCCCCAGAAACTGGGACATAGTTGGCCGGGGTTTCGTCGCCTACCGCCCAATTCCCCTCCGCAGCAATGCAGCGAAGGTAGGCGGAGTAACTCGATGGGTTGCTCCCAAGACCATGTGCCGCAGACACTACCCCTCCAAGGGTCGCTGTCTGGGGTGTGCTGGTGAACTTAGCCTCAAGCGCTGCGATGCGAACCGCCTGCGCCTGCACGCTATTGACCAGCGCTGCGAAATCGACACTCCCCGGTGCCGGATCAGCCGAGTATGCCTTAATCCAGTAAGTGAAGGTTTTGTTGACAGGGCGCGTCTCTTCGCCAGTCCGAGGCGGCGTTCCCCCATCCCCCCCTGGCAAGGTTGCGCCGTGGCCGTTTGCATAGGTCTGCGGCGCGTTAACGTAATTACCATCAACAATGTAGAAGACTGGTCCCTGTTGGTTGTTGTTCACAACGGCGGAGACAGTCGCATTTGTCACGCGGTTAGCTGGATGTCTGTGGTTCTGGAGTTGGTCTTGCTGCGCAGCGCCAAACACGCGCCCGCTATCCACGACCTGTCCAGATCGCCACCCGCGCGGGAAATAGCCGCCCATGTCTTCAATGATCGGGTTGCCGCTGCCATCGACGCTTGCCCCGTTCGCCAACAACCAAGCTCTGAGCTGGGGGTATGCGGTAGTGCAAGGGGCGCCATTATGGAGAAGAAAACCAGGCGGGGGGGTGCTCCCGTTGCTTTGCATCATGATCGTAGTGCCAATAGGCAGCTCGATCTGTTGGACTTTGGTCGTGAGGTTCGTTATCGCGGTGTTCACGTTGGCTAAGGCGGTTGCCATAGTCGTCGCGAACCGGGGATCATTTCCTAATGCGTCAGCCAACTCCTTGAGTGTGTCCAGCGTAGAAGGCGAGCTGGCGACTAAGTCAGCGATCTTCTGTTGAATGAGCGCGGTCATCGTTGCCGTGTCGGCTTTGTCATCCAAGGCTGTGTCAACGCTAGCGATCGAAGTCACTAGGTCGGCAATCACGGCATTGGTCACCCTGATATCGATTCGAGAGCCAGCAGCAAACTCTTTCGCCGTTGTCCCCTCCTGCGCGCGCAGGAGAGTAAGGGTCGCACCATTCCGTGCTGTAACTCGCACGATTTCCAGATTGCCCGCTGCATCGACGATAGTAGCAGGGTGCCAGTCACCGACGGCAAGCACCGGGAACTTTCCAGCGTCACCATTCTGGATCGACAGCGTTGTCGCGTCCAGCGTGATCGACGATGCCAGGGTTGAAATAGCTAGATTGGCAAGCTTGAGTGCCATTAATAATAGCTCCCCTTGGTTCGTGGGCGAGCGCCCTGTTGGCCTTTGGCGACTTTCATGGGGAGGGTGTCGAGAAATGCGGCGAATTCGCTCTGCAACAGCGTTCCCATCTGTGGATTAGGTCCGGTGTCGTCTGTCGGCAGCATCAGAACACGCGCCGCCGCGCCTTTTCCAATGTCGGTGCCATAATTGTCGACGAGGAAATCCGGAAGCGTGAGGGCAGATCGCAAGGGCTTTAGGATAAGCCGAACCTTCAACGTCCCAGCATTAAACGGAACGACTTGGATCACGCCGGGCTTGATCTGAGTGATGAACCGGGATGTGGCGCCGGTTGGTTCTTCCTCGTCCCAGCCTTGAAAATTTGCATCGAGCCATTCCGGTGTCTGCGGGGTAAGCGGGACACCATTGATGGTTGCCTTCTCGATACGTACGATCTCCGCGTCCGTTACCGACGTCAGTTCGCTTCCTTCGTCATCGTCGATCGTGATCGAGGTGCGCTCACGCCAGAGATCGACTTTCTCGCAGATGGCGCGTGCGGCCTCACGAAGGTAACGCACAGCGACAGGATCAGAACAGTTTGGCGCGTGGATTAGGACTTCAGGAAGAAGATCGTAGATGTCGCGCATCAGCGCCTCCTATTCGGATTTGCTGCGGTTTCGACCTGTACCTTGATGCCGATCGCTGCGGCGAACATCTGGTAATGGGAGAGTGCCTTGTTCGGGTCGCCGGCGATGTCATCCTTGGAGAAGGCGCGGAACAGCACATAGTCGAGTAGTGGAACGGAGTAGGGCTCTGGTAGACCTGTCTCAACATTCCATGCGTCGAGCGTCGCCTCGTCCGTGTTTGCAACGGGTGAGACCGGGGCAGGGAGGTAGGATATCGCCACCTCGACTATGCCGGTGCCGTCATTGCCTGGGTAGGAGTAGAACTCGAGCGGCAAGTTCTCGTCAAACACGACTTGGCGCACTTCCTTGCGGAATGGTTGACTGGTGGGGCTGTGCCAGTTCGGCTCCTGCGCATCCAGCAGCGCTCGAGCTGCGGTCCGGATAGCCCTGCCACCGATTCGATGCGGGCCAGCATCAATGAGGTTGCGATTGACCCCAAGAAGCTGCAATGGCGTCACACCATCAATAGTGTCTGGCAGAACGTGGTGCGTGCCAGCGCCAAGCGGGAGCGGTGCGGTCATTGAGGATGATGATGGCTTTGCGAGAATGACGGCCTTGACGGCTTCATTCAGCCAAACTGCCAGCTCTGGGAGAGGCCAGCGAACATGCTCCTGATCGAGGAGCTGGACGCCGGCGTTCTTTAGGATGTCTTTCGCCTTCGGCATATGTCACGCTTTGCTGGTTGCGCGGGCCTTTTTCGGCTTGACTACGGGGGCAGGGGCAGCACCTTCTTCGGTGCCTTCGGTGCCTTCGGTGCCTTCGGTGTCTTCGGTGCCTTCGGTGCCTTCGGTGCCTTCGGTGCCTTCGGTGCCTTCGGTGCCTTCGGTGCCTTCGCCTGGCGTTCCGCCGCTCAGAAACGCGGGAAGTTCAGTTTCTTCCGGCTGCTCTGGCACCAGCGGCACTTCACGGTAGTGCTGGACATTGAGGAAGATCGAACGATGAAGCATGCTGCCGACGTCGTTGACGAAGCGACCATACTCATCGCGTTCGAAATAATATGACGTTCCGCCGATGGTCTGTTCGGTATAGCCGGTGGTGCACTCGATGACTGTCTTCATGACAAGCTCCTTTGAAAAAGGGGGCTCGCGGCCCCCTCATTGATGCGCCGTGACGGCTGTTACTCAGAAACGAGGAAGACGGTAAGACCCATCTGCCCGGCCACGAACGTTGCCGCTGCCGCCGTGAACTTGATGCCGATCGAGCGGTCGTTGTTCGTGGAGCTGGTGCGGTAGGCGCCTTTGGTCAACGGGCGAGCCGCGACACCGTTCTGAGCGATCGTCGAACCGGCGAAGAACTCATTACCGCATGTGCGCGCCTGGTTCTCTTCGCCGAAAGAGCCGCTCATGATGCCGACGTCGAAGGCGATCGTCGGCGCGGCGTTCGAATCGAGGTCGTCGCTATCAGCGATGATTTCAGCGACGCGGCAGTTGGATGGGATGCAGGCAAGCTCCAGAATGTCGCCAGCGGCTGGGTTGGCGGCGAGCTGATGCGAGAAGCGGATAGCGACCACTTCGCCAGCGGTGGATGGGTAGGAAATGGCTTCCGTGCCCTTGGCATATTTGCTCTGAATGAGCGTCATCTCGAAAGTCCTTCAGGTGGAAGGGTCGCTAAGACCGATGAAAAGGTGAAAGCCCGACCGAAGCCGGGCCAATCGTTAAGCGTTGGGGTCTTTCGCGGCGGTATCGACCGAGATCACACCATAATCGCGACCGTTGAAGCGCGTCTTTTTGATGCCAGCAATGACGCCGGATGCGACGACCGGTTCATTGCCGTGGTCCTTGGTTTCTTCCGTCCACGTGTAGCGGAAGCCACCGGCAGAGCCGAACGCGATCACACCAGCCTGACGGCCCATGAAGAGCGAGCGGCCAGCCTGGACGTTCTGCCCAGCGCCATAGTCCTTGAACCGGATCGCCCACTCGTGGCTGTGAAGCACGGTATTGTTGACCATGCCGAGGCCGCCCTTGAAGATCGCGTTGCTGCGGCCTTCCGCCGTCGCCGCTGCCTTCTGGATTTCAAGCCAGCCACCAGCGTCGTTGGTGCGCAGGTCATGTTCCTGGAACGGGTTCATGACCATGACGTAGTGCGCTTCGCCGTTGATCATGATCGGCATCATGTTGGCGTTCTTCGGGTCTTTGGCCGACATCATGCGGGCCTTGACCTGTGCGCGCTCGATCAGCGACCGGGACATGATGTCCGACGCATCGATCGAGGCCTTAGAGGTGGCGTCGCCACCGTACAGGATGTGGTCGGCGTCGGGTGCCTCGATCGGGTTTTCCGCGTGGCCGGTCCACTCGACGGTTTCGATGAAGTCTTCATTCGTGCCGCGCGAGCCAGACAGGTAGATGAAGGTCATCTGGTCGTTGAATTTCGACCAGTAGTCAGAAAGGCGGTTCTTGCCGATCTGGCGCATGTTGTGGGCGGTGCGCTTGCGGGACATTTTGCCGCCAGCAGAAACGCCGTGGCGCATCTGGTCAATCTTCAGCTGGTCGCTGAAGAAGCGCAGGCTCTCTTCCTTGCCTTCCAGGCGGTTGTCGCCGTAGGTAGGCTTGTTGCGGAGCTGGACGGACAGGTCGAAGGTGATGGTATCGCCGGCTTCCGATTCGAGATCGGTAAGACGCTGGATCGCGAATTCGTCAGACGTGCCGACGAACTTACGGTCGAAGTAGCTCTTCTTGGTGATGTCAATGAAAAGCCCACCAGACCACTTTTTCTGGGCTTTCGGATCGCCAAAGGCAACCACGGTCTTGGTCATGAGTGATGTCTCCGGTTCAGGAACAAACAGCACTCATGCGCATTGATACTCTGATTACTGGAAATGCTGGATTGTTGCAACACGTAACGCGTGATACTGGAGGAGATCGCTAGCGCATGAGTGCGGCCTCTTCTTCGGAGCGCACCCATGACAGCAGCAATCACCAGCACATCGCCCCAAGGTCGAGCCTTCATTGAAGGCCACGAAGGCAATCCACTCACTTGCTATCTTGACCCCGTCGGCATTCCCACCATTGGGCGGGGCTTCACGATGCGCAGCGCCGCGGTTCGCCGGGCTCTGGCTAAGATCGGCGTCACCAAGCTCATTCCGGGAAAGACGAAGCTCACAGCGGCGCAGTCCGATGCCATCTTCATCGACGTGCTGGCGGAAGAGTTCGAACCAGCCGTCGTCAAGAAATCTCCCGGCAATCGCTTGCAGCATGAGTTGGATGCGGGGGTCTCAGCTGTTTTCAATCTGGGCGTCGGCGCCATGGATTGGCAGTGGGCCAAGCTCTGGCGCAAGGGTGAAAAAGGCCCGGCTGCTGACTATCTCGGCACCCATTACAATACCGCTGGCGGCAAGAAGCTGCCGGGACTTGTGCGGCGTCGCAAAGAAGAGGCAACCCTTTTCAAGCTTGGCATCTACACCGGTGCGGGTGAGGGCGTTCCACGCAAGGCAAAGGAGACCGCGCCATCTCTCCCGGATCCCGTCGTGAAAGAGGCGCAGACGATCCTTTCGGCAAAGGGCTTCAATCCCGGCGCCATCGACGGGTGGATGGGAGAGAAAACCGCTGCCGCGGTAAAGGCCTATCAGAGCTTTCACCCGCACCTACTCGCGGACGGTGTTATCGGCTCTGCAACGCTGGCCCAGCTGCGTCGTGACGCCGTTGCCACCAAAGAGGTGGTGCAGGAAGGCGCTGGTTCGCTCATTGGCTCTGGCACCGCTGCATGGGCAATGGGCCTTCCGTGGGGATGGACCGCTGCCGTCGTGACGATCATCGTGCTGGGGATATTCGTCTATCGGAAGCGCGACGTGATTGCTCGCCGCATCAATACATTGCTGGGCCGTGAGGTACCGGTTTGATCTCTCGGCTCACGCTCTATCTCTTGGCTGCCGCAGCCGCAGCATCCTTCGTCGCCACCGGCGTCATCGTCATCAGCCGCAACGCCAAAGAGCGCACGGTCATCAAAATAGAAAGACAGAACAATGCTGCAGGTGACGAAGCGGATGGCGCTCGTGGTCGGTTTGACGATTGCGCTGGCGGGGTGTGGGATTTCGGGTCCGGCGAGTGTCGCCGGGCTGCGCCGAGTGGTCGGAACTGATCTGATCGGCGCGCGCGGAGCCACGCCAGCAGATCAGCGGCGTATTGATAGGACCGTCGTCGGAATTTGCGCCGGCAAGGTCTGGACGCAGCGTGAATGTGCGAGACATGGGGAAGTCTCTCGTGCCGCCTCGATCGCGGGGGCTGAATGATGTCATTCTGGGACTGGCTTAGCACAAGTGAAGGCAAGGTTGCCTTGGCTGGCATTGCAGGATCTGCGGTATCGGTTGCTATGGAGTGGACCGGCGCGCTATCCAGCCTGCGCAAGTTGTTCGTCGGCGCAGTGACGGCCTACTACCTGAGCCCGATCGGAACCACGCTCTTCCAGTGGGCGTTCGGAGCATTGAGCGTACCGGAAGAGCAATCTGCCAGCGTGGGTGGTTTCATCGTAGGAATCGGCGGTATCATCATCGTCGAGATCATTTTGAAGGCATTTCGCCTCCGCCACGCGGAGATCGGGAGAAGCCGACATGACCAGGCCTAGAGCGAGACACATCAAAGAAGCAGCAAAGCCGCAAGGCCGAGTCGTAGCCGTTGCGGCCATACTCGTTGTGGTCTGGCTGTTCTGCATGCACGTTTAGGCGGCGGACCGCCCGCGCGCCATCTTCGGTACTCCCTGACCGGTCTCGAGTTTCCCCTTCAGAACCTTGATCGGCCCCATCAGGAGTTGGCTCGCCGTAGGCGCGCCCTTCAAGATCCAGTCGGCGTAGATCTGGTATAGCTCGCGACGTCGGCGCATATGTTCTGCGCGATCGTAGGCGGCCTTCACAGCGTCTTTTGGCTTATGGGCGAGCATCAGCTCAATGATCTTTTCCTCGTGGGGGAACGCTTCGTTCATGATCGACGAGAAAGACGATCGGAAGCCGTGAGGAACATGCCTCGAGTGATAGCCAGCTCTGTTCAGCAAATATCCCATCGTATTTTCTGACATCGGCTTGTGCGGCTTTCTGAGATTGGGGAACGCAAATTCAAACCGCCCCGTCACCTTCCTGAGCGCGGTGATCAGCTCCACCGCCTGATCTGACAGCGGAACGTGATGATCGTACGCTTCTTCCGTTTTCAGATGCAGCTTCAGCTTCATGCGATGGGCTGGGATGACCCATATCGGATTTGATGGGTCGATCGCATCCAGCTCGGCCCACGGTGTTTCTGCGAGGACGCCTGGTCGAACCGCAGTCAGCGCCAGAAGGCGTATCGCAAGCTTCGTATAGCCACGGCTGGGCGTGGATGCGACATCGGCAAGGATCTGCCTGACGCCGTCCAGGGTGATGATCGCCGGCTGGCGACCCTTCTTCAATGGCGCGAGCGCACCTTTGACAATCGAGGCGGGGTCCGCGTCGGCGCGGCCGGAAGAAATGGCGTAGACGAAGACGCTCGAAATCCGCTGCCGCAAGCGCTTTGCGGTTTCGATCGCGCCACGCTTCTCAACAATCTTCAGCACCCCGAGGACGGTCGGCGCGTCAATGCTCCGGATCGGCATGTCGCCGACGAGGGGGAACACGTCTCGCCGCAAGGTGTCGAGTACGTCACTCGCATGCCTGTCGGTCCAAGTAGGCTTGGTCAGTTCGTGCCACTCTTCAGCAATGACCTGGAACGTCTCTTCGGCTTGCTTCCTGCCGATGACCTTTTCGAGCTTCTTCATAGCCGACGGGTCTTTACCGCCTTTGACGAGCGTCCTGGCATCGTCACGAAGTCGCCGCGCTTCGAAGAGTGTCACCTCTGGATATTGCCCGAGGCCAAGCAGCTTCTCTTTGCCGCCGAAATAGTAGCGGTACCGCCAGATCTTCACGCCTGTCGTGGCGACGAATAAGTGTAGACCGTGGCTGTCGGTGAGCTTGTAGGATTTATCCTGCGCTTTGGCTTTTCTGATCGCTGTGTCTGTCAGCACGCTTGTTCTCACGATACCCGCTTTTGAAAATCAAAGTACCCGCATTTGTACCCGCTTTTTCACGAGATTGTATCGGAACGCATGGGAACGGGCGGGAACAAAGAAACCCAAAACGCTCCGCTGCGCAAGACAAAAACGGAACATATGGGAACGTATGAGAAACATTCGTGGCGGATGGGGTGGGATTCGAACCCACGGTACGGTCTCCCGCACGCCGGTTTTCAAGACCGGTTCCTTAAACCACTCGGACACCCATCCTCGCCTGCCGCGGGTTTATAAACATTTGGGCCAGCGCGTCAATTGCCTCAAAAGCCTTATTTGCCAGTCGCTCTCATCGGCCCAGATTTAACCATTGCTTAACCACGTTGATTACAATTTTAGCTTTCCGGATCATATCGTTCGCATTTTCGCCATGTTGCGGGCAAGATTAGGCATCCGTTAAGTGCTTCGATGTGATGGGCGTGATCATCGAGGTGTGAGAGGGGCCGTGCACAGGCGCGGTCTAAAGCAGCACGGGGCAAGAATTTGAAGTCTACCGTTACGAAGCTTGGCGTCAGCGTCAAATGGGTCGGCATTGCCGTTCTCTGCGCCGCGACCGCATCATGTTCGACGACGTCGGAAACAAAAACGAAGCCGAAGCGCAGCAAGGAATATTTCGCCGAGTCGGAATATGGCGTGAAGGCAAGTCCGCGTATCGCAGAAGGTGCCAACGTCCCCAAAGGCGGTGGCCGGTTCCTCGTCGGTAACGCCTACACGGTCAAGGGCCGTCGGTACTTCCCGAAGGAAGATCCGGGCTACGACAAGTCGGGCCTGGCATCCTGGTACGGTTCTGCCTTTCATGGCCGCATGACGGCCAATGGCGAGGCTTACGACAAGGAACACCTTTCTGCCGCCCATCCGACATTCCCGCTTCCAAGCTACGCCCGCGTGACCAACCTCGAAAACGGCTCCTCTGTCGTGGTGCGCGTCAACGATCGCGGCCCGTTCCACGAGGGTCGCCTGATCGACGTCTCCAGCAAGACAGCCGATCTGCTCGACATGAAGGGTACGGGCACTGCCAAGGTTCGCGTGCAGTATGTCGGTCGCGCACCGCTTGACGGTCACGACATGCCATTCCTCATGGCGTCGTACATCCCCAAGGGCTCGCGTTCTCCGGGCGTCAATCCTGAAGGTCAGATTGCAAGCGGCGTGATGGTTGCCTCTGCATCGAAAAGCAATATTCCGATTCCATCCAACCCCGCTTACGGTGGCTCGGCGCAGACCGCACTGGTTGGCACGAAGAAGAACAATGCGCTCCAGGCCATGCCGTTGGTTGAGGGTGCTGCTCCGGCTTCCTTTGGAGGGCAGGGCAACGTTCAGTTCATCGCGCTTCCAGAGATTGGTCCGTTTATCAACGAGCGTCCGGAAGGCAACTTCCTGCGCGTTCCAGGCCCATCACCGCGCTATGCCTCTGCCTATTCCGAAGCAGCGCCGGCATCCAAGGCTGCTCACGTTTTCGACGCCGTTCTTGTCGAGCGTGGCGAGCTGACGGAACAGTCCATTCTGAACTACGTAAAGAACAAGCAGAACAAGGCCCGTTGA